ATGGCAATATGCGTGCAGAAGCAGCGCAAGGACGGGTACTGGCCCGTGTACATCAGGGTGACGCAGAACAGAAAGATTGCGTACATAAAGACATCGAAGATGGTTAACGACCGGGGACTGAACTCCAAAGGTGAAGTCCGTGACGCTTATGTGGTCCGGGCATTGTCCGACACCATCGCGGATTACTACGACCGTCTGAACCGGAAGGAGATTGACGCATGGACCGTCCGGCAGGTCGTTGAGTTCCTGCTACACGAGAAGGAGGACATCTGTTTCTCCGACTACTGCCGGCGCCATATCTCCCGGCTCATTGAGAACGGGCAGGAGCGGACATCGAAGAATTACCGGATGGCCCTGCAAAGCATGGAACTCTATGCCGGGACGAACCGCATCATGTTCTCATCCCTCACGGTCGCTTTTCTCAACGCCTGGATCAAGTCGCTGGATAAGACGCACCGGGCAAAGGAGCAGTACCCGGTATGTATGCGGCAGGTGTACAGGGCAGCTATGAAGGAACTGAACGATGATGAGGCGGACATCATAAGAATCAACCACAACCCGTGGCTGAAGGTGGAGATTCCTCCGGCAGACCGCAGCGACAAACTGGCAATCACCCCGGAGGCGTGCCGGGCATTCTTCTCGGCCCCTCTCCCGGAGAGCAAGTACAAGGAGCCGCTGCCGGAACTCGGAAGGGACGTGGCGAAGATGGTGCTATGTCTCGGAGGCATCAACACTGTGGACCTGTACCAGATGCGGAAGACGGACTACTACGACGGCATCATCCACTACAACCGGAGCAAGACGAAGAAGTTCCGTGCCGATGGTGCGTACATGGAGATGAGAGTGCCCGACATCATCCGTCCTCTGTTCAGCAAGTATGCGGCCCGGCCGGAAGATGAGCATCTGTTCTGCTTCCACCAGAGGCATACGACCCTTGACAGCTTCAATGCCAACGTGAACATCGGGATTCACAAGGTCTGCGAGAGCATGGGAATCGCTGGGGATGACCGTTACTGCGTCTATACCTTCCGGCACACGTGGGGAACCGTGGCCCAGAACGATTGCGGGGCATCAATTTCTGACATAGCCTTCGGGATGAATCACGCCGCTGGGCATCGTGTCACTCGCGGCTATCTAAAACTCAACTTTGAACCCGCCTGGATCCTCAACGAGAAAGTGATTGAATATATCTTCTTTTCTGATGGGGCCTCGCATCGTGCAGAGAAGGCACAAAACGAGCCGTTCTCGCGCTTCTCTCCGGCCCAGATGATAAAGGGCACGGTTTACTTCCGGGGGCGCGTCCTCGGGCAAATACAAGACATCGGCTTCCGCAACGTGGATGATGTCGTGCGCCGCCTGGTTCCGTTCATCCCGGACGATGTGCCCGTTCGCTCCATCTGTCAGTTCCGCATAGAGAATCTTGATAAGCACCAGTCGCAGGTGTACGAACATCAGAAAGGCAAGGGATTCTGACGGGAAACCGTTGGGGAAGGGGTTAGGGCTTGCCGCTCTGGCTCCTGCAGATGCCATGTCCCGCTCCCTTCCGGCGCAAGCCGGATTAATATATTTTTCTATAAAACAGTTGTTGTTTTCTTTTTCCCGTGCGCGTATGCGCGCAGAAAGAATAATACTCTCTTTTACTCTCTTTTACTCTCTTTTCTTTTCGCGCGAGGGAACGGCCCAAAATGTTGCAATCGCACTCACTCAACGATGCGTGTTGCAACAATTAATATAGTTGAACGACACAAAATGTTGCAATCGCACTCACTCAACGATGCGTGTTGCAACAATTATATATATAAGGTACGCGGGCCCTCCGACATGGAAAACCCGCGTGAACCGTTCTAAATTAGACGATTGTAGATTATTTCGGATGCTCATCCTGCGGCATAGACAGCTCCTGCAGCCGCTGCGTCGTACTCTTCTGCTTTTCTGTGACCTCCGCATCAACGGAAACGGCCTGCATCTTGGGAACAGTGTACTGCATCAGTTTCTCGACAATCTGCAACCGCTCGTAAGGCTTCACCATTAGGAGGTCAGTCTTCATCAGACCCGCACGGAACTTCACATCCTCCGCGTCCGGGTCACCGTTCATGTACCAGTCAATGAATTCCCCGATGGCATTCTTGAACCGTGCATTCGCTTTGTTCGGCGTTCCTTTCTTTCGCCCGCCAGTCTTGTTGCCGTCTTTGTCCATAGAGTTGTAATACTTAAAATGCTGGTGCGAAGATAAGCACTTAAATTGGCTGCGAAATTTTAAGTATTACCAAACGAGCATTTGATATGATTGGAGCAATAGTCGGTGCTGGGATGAAGGCCGTGGGCTCAATCGCCGGAGGCATCATCCAGCGTAATGCAATGAAGAAGGTCGAAAAGAACATTCAGGAGCAGCAGCAACAGAATCAGGACTGGTACGACCGCCGTTACAACGAAGACCCTACACAGAGGGCCGATGCACAGCGTCTTCTTACGATGACCGAGAATTCCATCCGGGAACGTAACAAGCAGGCCGCAGGTGCAGCCGCAGTGATGGGAGGAACAGAGGAATCTGTAGCCGCCGCCAAGGCCGCTAACAATCAGGCTCTCGTTGATGCTACTTCCCAGATTGCCGCCTCCGCTGATGCCCGTAAGGATGCCATCGAGCAACAGTTCATGGAAAAGAGAGCTGGTTTGTATGCCCAGCAGAACGACCTTACCATGCAGAAGGCTCAGGCAACCGGGCAGGCCGTCCAAGGTGTTGCCGATGCCGCCGGCTCCATTGCAAGTGCTTTCTAATCCATCCGTCCTATGCCAGATTCCTACAACGACATCCTAGGTGGCAGCACTCCCCCTCCCGGCGGGAAAGCTGTCGCAGGCATTGCACCCGAACTCCAGCAGCAGGATGCGAATAATACCAGAACCGGGAAGGAAGTCACCGGGGTTGCTCCGGAACTTCGCCAGCAGGAGGCAATCGAACCTGTAAGGGCTTCCGTTCCTGCTCCAAAAGCCGAGGTTCAGGCCCCCAAGGCTGGACTTGCCGGAAAACCCGCAGAGCCGAAGACGCTCACCTACACGGAAATGATTCAGCGGCTCTCTCCCTATGCACCGCCCACACCGGAGGAACTGGAAAAGGAGCGGAAACGGGAGAGGCAGGAAAAACTGTGGTCTGCCATCGGTGACGGCATGGCCGCAATGGCGAACCTCTATTTCGCCGGGCAGTCGGGATTCAGCAACTACAACGCAAAGAACTCAATGTCTGCTAAGGTGAATGCCCGTTGGGACAAACTCCTCAAGGAGAGGGAGGAAAACAACAACCGCTATCTATCCCTGTACATGAATGCCCGTTCCCACGATGACGCAAACGACCGCTGGAGACGTGACTTTGAGTACAAACGTGACCGGGATAAGGAGCGTGCCGATGAGGAAGCCCGCCGCTGGAACGACCAGTGGGAATACAAGAAAGGCCGCGACACCATCGCCGATGAGAGATATGCAGCCGAACAAGAGGCAAAGGCCGCGGAACGTGCTGCCGCTGCTGCCCTCAACGATGCACGCATCAAGACGGAGACTTCCCGCCAGTCTGCCAATTACGCCCTTGCAGCCCAGAGACGCAGTGGCGGAGCCTCCGGAACCGGAACCAGCAAAAAGTACACCCTGCAAATCGGTGATGAGACTAAGGAATACGGCTCTGTCACTGACTACAACCGCGATGTTGAGGCGTATGCCGAGTATTACGGCATTGACTTGTACGTGACGGAAGGAACCGGGCGCAGGGCAAAGCAGAAGCGAAAGCCCACTGCACAACTCGCCGCGGAGGTGGAGAAAGCCAGCGGTGTGAGGAAGGACGGGCCGAGGCCCGCCGATGATGACGAATGGGCAGGAGTTGACGGTGGGGATGCCGGCAGCGAATGGGACGGTGTAAAATAGAGAAGTAGAATAGACTATGCCAAATCCGAAATACTATCAGATAACCCTTCCTTCTGGCTCAACGCAGATTTGGGATGAGGAAAAGGTAACACGCAACAAGAAATGGCTTGAGGATAAGAAAGCCACATCAGAGGAAGTGAACCAGTTTGAGGTTACACTTCCTTCCGGTGCTTCCCAGACATGGGACGCTGACAAATACGGACGCAACATTGACTGGATCAATGAGCATCAAGCGTCTGTGCGTGGCAGTTTCCTCAAGGACCAGCAGCCGCAGGCCCAGCCCGCCGCAGAGGTCAAGCCGGAGGAGTCGGCAGTTACTATGCCTCCCGTCTCCGAGCCGACGCAGCCCGTGACTGATGGAAAGAAGGAGACGAGACCCGCCGCTCCTTCCTTCGGATTGAAGTTTGACCCGGAGCATCCGTGGCGTATCCAGAAACCCGGGTATGAGACCTCTCCCATGCCGGAGGAGTACCGTAACAAGCCCGCCGCAGAGGAAGACCCGCTGGATAAGGGCTTCGACGATGAGCCGCAAGGCCCTACATGGGACCAGCGGCAGCAGGCAGGGAATCGCAAACAGGTCGCGCAACTGTCCGGACGGATTGATACTATGCTCAATGATGCCATCAGTGAATCCATGCGGCTCTATAGGAAGCAGCAGGAGGAAATGAGCAAGCAGGGCAACTGGTTTGAACGCCTTATCCGTTTCGTCGGAGAGAACTCCGGACGTGGCGGGGATCCAGGCGCACACATGATGCGTGACAACTATCTGGAATTCCACGGAGCCGGAGACCGCGAGTTGTCGAGCAACATCAGTGCGCTTCATGCCGCAAAGAAGTCCATGACAACCGCCAAACGGATGATAGCCGAAGCGGACCACAACGCGCAGTCCGGAACGTTCGGGAAATGGCTTGAACAGTCTTTCGCCGGTGGTGCTGCCCGTGGATTCGGTCAGAAACTCTTTGATGTCAGCACTTGGGACATGGGCATGTCCGACTTGGAGAATGCCAGAGCGTTCATGGATGCCCTTAACGCCTTTGACAAAGGGCAGGAGTTGACCGAGGCCCAGCAACTCATGCTGGATGCCAAAGCCGTTGAACTTGCCACCAACGCATATTTCGGTTCTTATGTCGGCAGAGGTTACAAAGCCGGTGCCGTCACTGCCGAATCCATCCCCTTCATGTTGGAGATGTGCATCAATCCGGCATCTTCCATAGGCGAAGCGGCCACCAGCAAGATGGCCCGCTATGCTATCAGCCGATTCGGGAAGCAAGCGGCAAAGTCTGCTGCGCACAAAGCAGCCCGGGCAGTTGGACGTGCCGGGGCTGACTTGGCTGGTGCTGCAATCATGTCCGCTACAACCGGAGCCGTTGGCGTAGCAGCAGACGCAATGGAACGGATGAACGGTGAAGTGACCTTCGATGAAGATGTGAACGCACCGGGAGTTAGTGTCTTTGCAGGTCATGAGGAAGGCGAAGCCCCTGCCATTGCCATTGCCAAGGCATTTGGAAGCCGGACGATTGAGAACTACTCCGAGATGGTGGGTGAATACTTTGCCCCGGTCCTCGGAGCTGCTGGCCATGGTGTGCAGAAAGGGCTGGAGAAAATCGGGCTTGGCAATGTGTCGCAATTTATTGACGATGTGGCCGCATCTGATGTTGGCCGTCTCGTATCCGACTTTGAGCATAACGCCAAGTGGAACGGTGTCTTCGGTGAGTATGCCGAGGAAGTCGTGGGCAATATCATGAACGCCCTTACTGTCGGAGACCAGACGCTGGATGCAGCGGAAGGAACAGGCGTATTCAACCTTGACCAGAACATTGATACCTTCCTTGGTGTCGCTCTGATGGGCGGATTCATGTCCGGAATCAAGACTGCCGGATACCGTACACCCAAGTACCGCACCCGCAAAGGACTTGAGCGGGCAGACAATGCCGCCGGCGCAGCCTTTGACGGTACGGACTGGTGGGAGGATATTCGCAACGGGATCCAGGCGAACCCTGACGTTGCACTGCACGATGTCCTCACGTCCGAGGCTCTCAACCCCGAGCAGCGCCGGGCAGCAATCGAATATGCCAAGGCATACCAAGAGTATGACGGTGTGTTGAAGGCCGAGGCAAAGCGTCGCACCGATGAGGCTGCGGACCCTCGCATGAATGACCTTGAGACTTCTTTCGACAACGGTTATGAGCTGGCATCCGAACAGGAGATGAACGATGCCCGGAACATGTACCAAGCCCAGAAGGCGAGACTGCAGCAGGCCCTCGGTGTTGATGACATCGACGAAACGCAGGCCCTCCAGCAGGATGACTTGCCCTATTCTGCCGAAGAAAAGCAGACCATCATGGACTATTTGAATGCCAAGGCAACGTATGATGGCATGATTCAGCGTGTCCGCGATGACATAGACAGTCGCATTGAGGCTGCGAACACGCAGATTGACCTCAACACCAACGCAACAACCGGGCGCATCCATTCCGCAGTAACCTCCGATGACCGCAAGGTGTATATCGTCGGTGGTAACGTGAAACTGTATGAGGACGGCACTATTGACCGCGAGACATCCGATAAGGACATCATCATCCGCGACCAAGAGACCGGGCAGAAGGAATTCTGGGACATCGGAATGCTCAAGAGCATTGAGGCCCCTATCGACCCCGTGGACGAAAAGAACGCCGCCGCTGCCTCCGTGCGCGAGCAGGTTGCACGGCAGGCCGCTGACAAGATGGACGGTCGCTTGCATTTCCAGATGGGTGATGTCTATACCCTCACCACTCCGGACGGCAGTTCCTTCCCTGTGCAGATTACTGCCAACGAGCAGGGCATCATTGACAACGGTGACGGCACTGTGAACGTCATCCTCAACGGCGCGACGGTTGACGGCCAGCCCGTCATCTCCCAGATGCCGAAGGAGCAGATTCAGCAGATGTCAGACGCGACCAACCTCGGACGGCTTGCCGCCTACCAGCAGCAGAAGGCCGCAGAGGAAGCCGCGAAGCCTGCCTACGTCCTTGATGATGTCCTGACCCTTGACGTGGACGGGACCCCGGTAAGAGGCTCCATCACTGCCGATGCCGACGCAGATGGACGTTATGAGGTTTATACGGAGGCTCCGATTGACGGAAAGAAGGTCAATCTGTTCACCCGTGAGCAGCTTGACGAGATGGTATCCGAGAAGAACGGTGAGACCGTCATGAGAACAGAAATGCCCGTTTCTGGCACAGAAAACGCCACTTCTGGCACAGTTTCGCCCGAAAATAGCACGGTTCAGCCGGAAAATGGAACACCAGCCGCCCCTTCCGATGGCACGGCCCTTTCCCGCATCCCCGTGGATGAGAACAATGTGCCGCAATTTGAGCAGGCTCCGCTGAATGATGGCTGGGCCGCTCTCATTGAGTTGAACGATGGCAACGAGCAGGACGCCGTGGATATGGCAAACGACATGGTTGCCAATGCCGAGGCGGAACTCCAGAAGGCACAGAAGCAGAAGCCAAAAGGTACAAACCCTCTTGAGATAAAGGCAAGCCGTGACGAAATCCGCAAGGCCGTTGCTGCTGCCCAGAAGAAAGTCAACTTCTGGAAGCAGATTGCAGGCTATCCGGAGACGCTCCGCAAGGAGGTGGAAGCCGAGGCCCGCCGACAGAAGCGTGCAAGGCTTGCAGAGGCCCGGAAGATTCAACGCGAGCAGGGTCGGTTCGGTAAAGAAGACAGAGTTCTGGGAGACGCGCTCTCCTTTGAGGAGTATGTGATGCGCACCATTGCCAACGGTGCTATCCGCTTCAAGTGGGGCAACGACCCGAACAATGCCGCTATCAAGGGACTTGGTTCGCACCTTGGCTTTACCGACAACCCTGCGGAGCGTAACCAGCGCATCTGGATGCTGAGCAATGCCGAAGGTCTGTATCCGGAAGCAGCCGCAGAGGAATTACTCCAGGGCTACGCCGAGCATCTTGGCGTGGATGAAGTGCCCGGCATGGACACGATGGATGCTTTCAGCACTCTGTTGGATGTTCTGCTCTCCTATGGTTCCTCCCGGGCCATGTTCGATGCCGCGAAGGAACTGCACCAGAAGAATGACCCGAACTTCCTTGAGGCAAAGCAGGCCGAGATGGCCGCTGCTATGGAAGAGGAGGAGGCGAACTCTTCAAATACTGATACGATTGACAAGGCAATAGCTAATGCTGCGGCTTCGCTTTCGGAAGATGAGAGCGAGAGCCACGTTGCTGCGATGGAATCTATGGCGGTACAGGCACCCACGGAGGAATTCACCAGAGAGAACTATGATGCTTTATTCCCGAATGGTCGGGTTGATACTCCCATCGGAACAATCAAACTTGGTGAAAAACAGTTCGAGAAATTGAACAGTAAAGGCAGGCAGGCACAACTCGGAATGATGTCTGAAACGCTTCGCGACCCGGATGTTATTCTCTATGAGGAAGACCTTGCCGCACCAGAGGATGTAGAAAGAAGCGGGGTTCTGTTGTTTATCAAGACCTTCACGAAAGAAGACGGAAGCAAGTACACCAACTTTGAGAGTGTGACTATAAGACGTGATGGGGAAGAAATCATCATCAGTAATCACATTCTTGGCAGAAATGCGTACAAAGGGAAGTTGGAAAGCGACCAGATAGTGTACAAAAAAGCATCAGGCAATAGTTCTGAAGGGCACTTAACTAAACAGGACGAACCTGTGCCGGACCTTGTTCCTACGCAGCCTGATGCTTTCTCTGAGAGCAAAGGTAGCGAAATTTCCGGAGAAAACAATACTCCCGCTGAAAATCCGACAGTTGAAGCGATCCAGGCGGCACGCGAGGAAGTGAACACCGAACCGACCGATGCCCAGAAGGAAGCAGGCAACTACAAGAAAGGCCATGTAAAGATTGACGGTTACGACATATCCATCGAGAACCCGAAAGGCTCCGTCCGGCGCGGTACTTCCCCCGACGGTACGCAGTGGGAGACACAGATGAACAATGACTATGGCTACATCCGTTCCACCGAGGGCGTTGACGGAGACCATATCGACGTGTACCTGTCCGACAACCCCTCGGAAGGGAACGTGTATGTCATAGACCAGGTGGACCCTAACACCGGAGAATTTGATGAGCACAAGGTGATGTACGGTTTCCCGGATGAAGAATCCGCCAGTGCGGCCTATCTCGCCAACTACGAGGACGGCTGGCAGGGACTTGGAGCCATCACCGGAGTATCGAAGGATGAGTTCAAGAAATGGGTTGACAGCTCCCACCGCAAGACGAAGCCCTTTGCGGAATACAAGAGCGTAAAGCCCGTTGATGCTGACATCAAATCGGTAGCTGATGAGGATGCCGAGAAGCAGGAATATGTCCGTGCCGTTCTGGCTTTGGATGACAGTGTGAATGCTGGGGACGTGTTCACGAATGACAACGGTGGGACCATCCGCATCATTGAGAAAAAGCCAAAACACCAGGGATACATGGTAGAAATCAACACGCCTGCTTTCGCTGGGACTGTTGAGAACACCCCGGCAGAATTGTACCGCCGCATCAATGAGGAAGGGTACAGGAAGCAGGAGAGCACTCCGGAGCCGCCGACAACCCCGAAGGGGCCGAAACGTATCAACGTGGAAAGTCTTCTCGGTGCTCTGTCGCAGAACGGTGAAGCGAAGCTGTCCGACCATGTGGAGGAGGAGACACCGGAGACCAGCACCGATTCCGTAACCATTGAACCTGCACAGTACACCAGAAAGGACGGTAAGACCATTGACATGTTCCGTGTCAATCCCGGCCGAGAACTTTCCCACGAGGAATGGAGTGCGGTTTCCAAGTTCCTCAAGGAGAAACGAGGCTGGAAAGACCGCGAGAATGGCGGTTTCATGGTACGCAGCGAGGAAGATGCCCGTGCGCTTGCGGACCTTGTGAGTGACGATAAGGCCATGAATGAGGCTCGCCCGGTCTCACTGTCCGATATGCAGCAACTTGGCTCCGTCTCCATCGAGACATCCGATGTCGAAGCACCGAAGGAAGAACAGAAGGAGCCGGTATGGAAATATGAACTGACCTCGGTTGAGGGAGGGCGCACGTACCTATCCCGCTCGCAGGTCATGCCGGACGGTACGGAAATCTATGACGGCCACTTCGATGTCCGCGCAGACAATCCGGAAGAACTGAAAGGCATTCTCCAGAACAACGGGCTGTATGACACGTTGTCAGATTTTGACAAACAGATGCTGGAGCGCAAGATTGAGCACTGGCAGTTCCGTCAGCGGGTGCAGAACGAGGGAATCAACGGACTTCGCCTCGGTGATAAGGTGACATACAAGGGCAAGGAGGCTACCGTGTACGACTTTGAGGAGTACGGAGACAACTGCCCTGTGCTTGATACCGGGCTTGCCCCCGTCATGTACGAGATTGCAGAGAGTTGGGATGCCGTGCAGAAAGTTGAAGCCCCTGCGGCCACTCCTGCAGCAGAGGAGCAGCCAGGCGAAACCCAGCCTGAGCGTCCCGTGAATCCTTCCGGCAACAAACTCGTTACGGATGAACGCTATGCCGAACTCCGTCTCAAGATGATGCAGAAACTCAAGGGCCAGATGAATATGGGCATTGACCCGGAGATTCTTGCCATTGGAACGGAAATGGCCGTTTACCACATCGAGAAGGGCGCACGCAAATTCGTTGAGTATGCCAAGGCCATGATTGCCGACCTCTCCGACGCTATCCGGCCTTACCTCAAGGCATTCTACAACGGAGCGCGTGACCTTCCCGAAATGCAGGAATCCGGCCTTGCTGCCGAAATGGATTCCTATGCCGACGTGCAGGCTGTGGATGTGGCGAACTTCGATAAGGAGAGAGCCAACGTCCTTGACACTGTTGCCGCCATTGAGAAGGAGGTCGAAGTGGCAGAGCAGGCCCAGCAGGGAGCCGAAAAGCTCCAGAAGGTACGCAACACCGTTGCAAACGATGTTCCGGCATCTGAACTGGAAGCACGCCGGAAATTCTCCCGCAGTGTCGCTACTGAAATGATTGAGGCCGTTTCCACCGGGAAGCGTCCGTTTGAAAGCATTGTTGACCTCCGCAAGCTGGCAGAGAAGTGCGGAATGACCCTTGATAAACTTGGTTCCTCCGACATTCTGTTACAGGAACTGGTCGAGGACGGTCTTGTGACCGCAGCCCGTGACATCATCGAGAGCAGGCGTTACGGAGGCAACAAATCCCGCGACGCATACGATGCCATCGTGCAACTCTATGAGATGCAGCCCAGCATCAACCAGCGCAGCTCTAACCGTATCAAGATGCAGCAGTATTCTACGCCGCTGCCGATGGCCTTTGTGGCTGACATGTTCGCCTTCCATCCCGGCCGCACCGGCTCCGTCCTTGAGCCAACCGCCGGAAATGGGATGCTGGTGTTCGCTATCCCGGCAGAGCGTGTCCATGCCAACGAACTGGATGAAACACGCCTTGCCAATCTGCGCGAGCAGGGATTCCGCGAGGTGACTTCGCAGGACGGCGCACTGCCCTTTGAGGGAGAGTATGACGCAGTGATTGCCAATCCTCCTTTCGGCAGCGCAGAGGCCAAGGAATACGACGGTGTGAGCATATCGGGCCTGGATCCCCAGATTGCTTTGAACGCCTTGGCCAGCATGAGCGATACCGGAAAGGCCGCAATCATTGTAGGAGGGAACTTGGAATATGCGGCCAACGGCTCCATAAAGGGTGGTAAGAAAGCATTCTTCTCATACCTGTACGACCACTACAACGTAAAGGGCATCGTGGATATGTCCGGAGACCTGTACAAAAAGCAGGGTACGAAGTTCCCCACGATGATGATTCTTATTGATGGCCGCAGAAGCGAGGAGGAGCGTGCGCAGACGAAGGTCTATCCTCCTGTCAAAACTGCCGCTATTGCTAAAGTAAATAATTTTGACGAACTTTACGACACCATTGTAAGTGTCCTCCAATCAAATCAAAAGACAAATGGATACGAAACTGTACGCACCCAAGAATTGGGGTTGTTTGACAATCACAGACCATCCGGGGAATCTGCGCCGGACGGACATCGTGTGGAATCTCATGAGAATGATTCTGATGTCAGACAACGACCTGAGCGCGGAGGAAGCGATAGACCTTCTGGACGAAATGGAGGAACAGGAGTTCAGCGCACTTCGCAACAGAGCGGAGGCCGAACTCCAGGAGCCGCAGATGCAGGCGTATCTGGAACGCAAGCAAATCAGCCCGGGAATGCCCCTGCATCCGACAACGCTGGACGAAGTGACGGAGACACTCAACGAGTGGCCGATGGAAGCGTTTCTTCGTCTGGAACTCCCGGACGCGGAGTGGGAGTAGCCCAATCGAGCCAGCCCAAAGAAGAAAGAAAACTGACTGATGAGAAGTTGCACTATGTGCAGCACTCATCTGCATTCAGCCTTGAATCCGTCGCGCCTGCTGCTATGGTAGAAGCGATGGATGCCACCCTCGGCAAGATTGAAACCAAGTATGGCATGTCCATAGACGAATTCGTAACCGATGAACTCGGGTATGATTCCGTTGAGGCCATGCACAACGCCCTTGCAGCAGAGCAGGTGGATTCCGTCGCAATGGCAATCGACCAGATGAAGCAGGGGCAGGCCCTTGTCATCGGTGACCAGACTGGCGTAGGCAAAGGCCGTCAGATGGCGGCACTCATCCGATGGGCAACACGTCAAGGAAAGCAGCCCATCTTTGTCACCCAGAAAGCGACCCTGTTCACAGACATATACCGTGACCTCGTGGATATAGGCAGCGGGGACCTCAATCCGTTCATCTTCAACGATGACGGCGCAATGCTTGATGCCCTTGGCAAGACGGTTTACAAGCCTCTCGGCCACGATAGTGAGAAGTTCAAGGAGATTATGCAGTCCGGCGAACTTCCTCCGGAGTACGACTTTGCAGTTCTGACCTATTCGCAGGTCAATACTGGTGATGCCGCTTCGGCAGAGATGGCGTACAACGAGAAGAAAAAGAACGGAGCCAGAGCGGGCAAGCCAAAGAATATCCGTTCTAATCCAAAGGCGGACTTCCTTCGCGCGATTGCCAAGGATAACTATCTGTTCCTTGATGAGAGCCACACTGCCGCTGGTGAATCCAAATCCGGATATTATCTCCAGAGCCTTGTGAAAGATGCAGCAGCCGTGACCTTCGCTTCTGCGACCTTTGCAAAGCGTCCGGACACGATGCCCCTTTATGCCCTGCGCACTGCCATGAGCAAGGCACAACTCGGAGAGGGAAAGAGCCTTATCGGCATCATCAAGCGAGGCGGCGTGACCTTGCAGGAGATTATGTCCCGGGCACTGACATCTGCCGGGCAGATGGTAAGACGTGAGCGCGACATGTTCGATGTTCAGACGGACTGGGAGACCGTAACCGACCCGGAGACGGTACGCAAGGCCCGCGAGAATTACGATAAAACCATTGAAGCGTTCAACGACATCATCAATTTCCAGACGCGGTATGTCACTCCAATGATTGATGCTCTGTCCGGAGCAATGGCACTCACTGGCAGTTCCGCAAAGCATAAGCAGGGGACGAAGAAAATGGGCATTGACAATGTTCCTTTCGCTTCGAAGACCTACAACTACACCAAGCAACTTATGCTGGCGCTCAAGACCGATGCCATTGTTGACCGCGTGGCGAAGGAGATCCAGGAAGGCCGTCACCCCGTCATCGCTCTGGAAAGCACGATGGAAGCCTTGCTCAAGGATTATGCGCCCGGCGAAGTGATTGACAATCCTACCTTCGCGGCGAGCCTCCTTCGCGGTCTTGATACCGTCCTCCAGTACACTGTGACCGATGAGAACGGCAAGGAGACACACCGCAGGTATTCCCCTGCCGAATTGGGCGAGGAAGGAGAAAGGGCTTACTACGAACTCCGCGACAAAATCACGGAGGCGACGAGCGGCATCTTCATCAGCCCGCTTGATGCCATCATCCAAGGACTGCAGGCGAAGGGATTCCGCGTGGGTGAACTCACCGGACGAAGCCTTTGCACTGGCACGGATGCGAAGGGACGCACTGTCGTGAGAAAAAGAACGGACACCGACAAACTGAAACTCCAGATGGACTTCAATAGCGGTGCCTTGGATGTTCTCATCCTCAACAAATCCGCCTCAACGGGTATTTCACTGCACGCTTCAAAGAAGTTCAAGGACCAGCGTCAGCGGTCAATGATTATTGCCCAGCCGCTATCCGACATCAACGACTACATGCAGATGATTGGCCGTATTGACCGCACTGGGCAGGTTTCCCGCGGTTACTACATAAATCTCGCATTGCCGGTGCCGGCAGAGCAACGGTTCAATATGATGCTCTCCACCAAGTTGAAGTCTCTGAATGCGAATACTACCACTTCGCAGGACAATGAGAGCAGTAGCGTTGAGGCTCCGGACCTCCTCAACAAGTACGGCAGTCAGGTTGTCGTGGAATACCTCCGCGACAATCCGGACATCTACCGCAAACTCGGCTCCCCGCTCAAGGATGCAAAAGGGAAAGTGACCGCTGCGGAATTGGATGAGTACAAGGCTGGCGAGGAAGATGCCCGCAAGATTACCGGATACGTTGCGTTGCTTTCCACCAAGGAGCAGCAGGACTTCTACGATGATGTCATTCGCAGGTACAACGACCTCATTAACTACCTCAACGAGACAGGTACGAACGACCTGCGCATCACCGTCATGCCCTTGCAGGCAAAGACCATTCAGAAGACCGTTTCTTCCGAAGGAACGGAGCCGGACGGAGACAACCCGTTCGCCCAGAACGCCTTTGTAGAGAAGGTGGAAATGAACGTATTGAGCAAACCGATGTCTGCCGACGAAATCCGCAAGGCCATCAAGAAACTCAATGGCGACAAATCCGGCTCCGACCGACGGAAGGAAATCCTCAAGCAGCTCCACGACGAGTCCGAAGCTAAACTCAAGTCCGAGGATGAGCGCTACGAAGCCGCCAAGGCGAAGGCGGAGGAGGATATTGCCAAGCGAACTGCCCTCGTTATGGCAAAGGATAAGATGACCGATGAGGAAAAGCAGGCGGCTATCGAGAAGTTCTCTGCCAGCATCCGTGAGAAGGCCGAGACGGCCCACGATGACAACAAAAAGAAGTACATCGCTTCTGCCAATGCTCTGTATCATCGTATGATGTATTTTGACGTAGGCGGCACCTACCTCATTGCAGACAACCTTGGCAATGGCGGTCAGTCTCTGTTCTCATCCCCGGCAATCTTCTGCGGCTTCAAGGTGAAGGAATCCAAGATTACGGCCTCAACCACTATCGCGGTCTTCGCTCCGCTCGACGGGCGCCGGCGCATTGAGGTCAAGTTGTCGGACATGACTTCCTGCAACCAAATCAAGGATTTGACGGACCTGAACTACGATGTGGCCCAGCAGACCAAACTGGAAAACTGGGATGCCCAGATACCTAATGAGACCCGGAAGGAAGGTTTTATCCTCACCGGAAACATCCTGCAAGCCATTGCGGACACTTCCGATGAGATGGGCAACTATACCGGACAGCTCGTTTCTTTCACTGACGATGAGGGTAACGTGCGTGACGGCATCCTGATGCCGGACCAGTGGACCCCCGCTCTCCTTCCGAGTGCAGGTGTTCCCATCAACGCGCGTTCGGCAGAGATTGAACAGGGCCGTTCCTTCACCAGTACAGACGGAAATGTCTCCATCCAGACGGGGTATTTCCGTTCTGCCGGGCAACCGATGTACTATTACCTTTCCGTTCCCAAGAGCAAGGCGAAGGGTGGCAAATTCTTCCTCAGCGATGAATTGCTTTCGCTGCTGCATGGAGGAGAATTTACGACCCGCTCCGGAAAGATGCAGGCTACCATCTTCCCGGATAACCTCAAGCCTGTGCTCAATTTCCTTGCACAGATGGGCGTGAGGGTTGCTGACACCACCGCAAAGGGCAAGGGCGAGGAAACCCGCAGATTCCGCGACGGCGAAGCCTCCGAGGGGATTCGCTTCCGCGATGCTTTCCACGGAAGTGCCGCAGACTTTGAGGAATTCGACCTTGCAAACATCCTTACCGGGGAAGGTGCTGCCGTCCACGGCTGGGGACACTATGTGTCGCTGAATAAGGATGTCGCTCTCTCCTATGCTTGGAATATGGCAGTTGAGAAAGCCGAGAAAGATGGCCTACTCCAGCCGGATGTCATGGAAATTCTGCGCAACGATGCTCAGGAGGACTACGACGAAGCGGTGGCAAGATACAACAACCTTCTGAAAACCCGCCAAGGCCAGGCGAAAGCCGAACTTGACGAAGCCCGTGCCGATGGTGATGCCAAACTCGCAGAGAGGCTTGAGAAGGAATATGAGGAACTGATGTCGTTCCGGCCGATGGATGAGGTGCTCAAGGATATGCGCAACCTCTACACCGTGGATATTCCGGAGAATGACGGCCACAACTACATTGACGAAATGAAGACGCTCCCGAAGGAAGACAGAAGGAGACTTGCAGCCGTCATCCGTGAACTCCCCGAAGACCGTCTTAACCGCCAGTTCCACGGGCCGAACTGGCTCCCGGGAGGATTCCAGACCCTCGCCAACGTCATTGAGAGGGAGCGTTACGCCGCCCTTGAAATCCGTGAACGTCTGGTGGATGCTCTCGGAACCGAAAAGGCCGCATCCGAAGTCATGGCAAAGGCGGGATTCGTCGGCATTACCTACGACGGACGTGTTGACGGTCCTTGCGCAGTCATCTTCGACAACGCCTCCATGCACATACGCGAGCACGAGAAATTCCGCATCCGCGAGGAGGAACCTCCGACCAAGACCGGAATCGGCTACAAAGTGTTCGTCCTCAAGAACGGCCAACTCTATCCTCCGATGGTCGCCAACCCGGATGGAGCGGCAACGCCCGTGGGTGTCTGGCTGGATGCTGATGCAGCACCTATTGTCGGCGCAAGCAAAACTGGAAGGCCGAAAGTCAAGGCTGGCGGCAAGGGTACGCAGGGAGGAAGCGGCACACTCGCATATCGTCCCGGCTGGCATCTTGGGACCATCCCCTATGCACTCCAGTTCAACCGTAAGGGGGAATCCGGAGAGCGCGAGCTGTTCCCGGCAGATTTTGTCTGGGCAGAGGTTGAGTATGCCAATGATGTGGACTATCAGGAGGAGGCCATGTCCTACGGCCACAACGAGGCCGGGAAGTTCCAGCACTCCCTTGCCGGACTACCGAGGCTCCCTGAGAATGGCTCCTATACCTATCGGACCAACCCTGACCCGAAGACCGACCCCTGGATCATAACCGGTGCAATGAAGGTGAAGCGTCTGCTTACTCCTTCGGAGGTTGATGAGATGGTTAAGGCCGCAGGCCGTGAGCCGCAGAAACGGCAGGATGGGGCCGTCACTGACCGTCAGATAGAGAATCTGAATAAGAAGATTGCTGCCATGGCCAGCACCTCGTCTGATGACATGCGCGGAGCAGTAACCGAACTTGCCGGGGAACTTGGCGAGAAGGTACGCATCGTTGAGGACGTGAACGAGTTGAAGCACACCAATCCCAACATACAGAGACGCATGCGCAATGCCCTCGGTTGGTACGAGACCGAGAGCGGGGAAGTCGTTGTAGTGCTTCCTAACGCCCGTAGCGTTGCGGATGCCCGAGCGACTATCTTCCATGAGACCGTTGCCCACAAGGGCCTGCGTGAACTCGTTGGCAAAGACCGCTTTAATGACTTCCTTGAGCGAGTCTATACCGGAGCAACAAAGAAGACCCGCGAGGCTATCAACGCACTTGCAAAGCGGCACGGATGGGACCTTGCAGAAGGGACAGAGGAGTATATCGCCCGTCTTGCTGAATCCGGCTTTGATGAGCGCGAGAACGCCTCCTTCTGGGAGAATGTCCGCAGATTCTTTGAGGATATGATAAGTGAAGCGAAACTCCGTCTTGGATTCCGCATCACTGACAACGACCTGCGTTATGCACTCTGGCGCTCTTATCAGATGCGCAGGAGCAGGGGTGCGCTTGGTGTCGCAGAGGATGTCGATATGCAGCAGCGGCTGGGTGTCGGCAACTTCCGTGACGGATCCAGGAGATTCCGCGACCCGGATGAAGTGCTGCATGACCGCACACTCGCCCGCGACCACTACGAGAAGGCCGTGTCCTCCGGACTGTATCAGTTCCGCGAGGCCGTGCAGGATTCCATGTTGGGACTTCGCACCCTCATGCAGTCCATCTTGCAGGCCGAAGGCAAAGGCAAGGTGAACATCGAAGATGTGGATGCTTTTGAAAATGCCTACCTCGCAGAGAACGCCATGTCTTCCATGAATAAGGCCGAACAGGAGGCGTATTACAAACTGGTGATGTCTCCGCTTCTAAAAGCAGTCTCCGACCTCGGTGTGCCTCAGCAGGAAGTGACGGAATACATGATGGCAAAGCACGGCCTTGAGCGTAACCGCCTCATGGCTGAACGGGCAGCTACGGCAGCGGAGCAGGCCGATGAAGAGCACCGAAGGACCCACGATGAATGGCTTGAGCACTTCCGCAAGAATGACTATGCCGGACTGATTGGCTTGACCGGAAAGAAGACCGTTCGTGATGCAGAGCGCGAAGCCCTGCGGATGGTGAACGAGTTTGAGGCCGACCACAAAACGACCGACCTCTGGGCGAAGACCAATGCCGCGACCAAGGCATCCTTACAGAAACTCTATGAATCTGGTTTGATGACGAAGCAGGGCTTTGACCATATCTCCGACATGTACGAGTATTACATCCCGCTTCGCGGATGGGATGAGACCACCAGCGATGAGCTGTATGGCTATCTCTCCGAAAGAAGGGGTGTGCTCAACTCCCCTTTGAAGAAAGCGGAAGGCCGTCGCAGCAAGGCAGATGACCCGCTGGCGTATATTGCAAGCATGGCCGATACTGCCATCATGCAGGGTAACCGCAACCGGATGAAGCAACGCTTCCTCAACTTTGTACTGAACCACCCGTCAGACCTTGTAAGCGTGAACGACATCTGGCTTTCCTACGATAATACCACCGACGAATGGAAGCCGGTCTTCGCCGACCTTCAGCCGACGGACACCGCAGAGGAGGTTGAGCAGAAAGTGGCAGACTTCGAGGCGAAGATGCAGGCCCTTTCGGAATCTGACCCGGACCACTACAAGAGTGGAAAGGACGCGAAGAACATTCCGTTCAAGGTCGTTCACGACAACCTCAAGGAACATCAGGTGCTTGTGAAGCGTGGAGGAAAGACCTACGTGCTTACCATCAACGGCAACCCAAGAGCGGCACAGGCCCTCAACGGCCTTACCAATCCGGATACTGACATCAGCGGCTTTGTCGGCTCCCTCATCAAAGGCGGTCAGTTCGTCAACCGCAACCTGTCTGCCTTCTATACTACGCGCAATGTGGAATTTGTCGCGTCCAACTTCATGCGCGACATGCTCTACTCCAACTGCATGACATGGGTGAAGGAATCGCCCAGCTATGCGCTGCGCTTCCACAAGAATTTCGGCCGGATGAACCCCGGGCACATGCTTTCTCTGTTCACTAAGTGGGAAAATGGCACGCTGGATGAATCTGACCGGACCGAGAAGATGTTCAAGCAGTTCATGATGAACGGCGGAGAGACCGGATACACGACGGTGAAGGACATCGAGAAGCAGAAAAAGGAGATTGCCGCACAGATTAAGAAGTTCGGCAAGACCATGCCCGTCACAAAGGCGTGGGAGTTCCTTGGGACATCCTTCGACATCCTCAACCGTGCCGTTGAAAACACCGCCCGTTTTGCCGCATTCGTAACCTCGCGTGAAATGGGACGCACCCTTGAACGCTCTGTCTATGACGCAAAGGAAGTGTCCGTGAACTTCAATAAGAAGGGAGCCGGTGACAAATTTGCAGGGGCCGTCGGACAGACGTTGCTGGGGCAGATTGGCTCCTATGGCAGTGCAGCAGGCCGTCTCCTGTACGTGTTCTGGAATGCTGGTGTGCAGGGTCTTACCAACTTTGGCCGTGCTGCGAAGCGTCACAAGGGCAAAGCCGCGACAGGAATGGCATCCATGTTCGCTCTTGGTATGGCTATCGCGGCCCTTGCCGCAAGCGGCGGTGATGGCGATGATGACGATGCCAACGCCTACTACAACCTTCCGGAGTACGTCCGCAGAAGCAACATCTGCTTCCGTGCCGGAAATTCCTGGATCACTATTCCTCTCCCGATTGAATTCCGTGGTATCTACGGAATGGGAGAGCTGGCCATGGGCACAATCACGGGCAAGGAACACTACTCCGATAAGGAACTTGCCTTCCAGATTGGCTCGCAGGTGTCGCAGGTGTTCCCGCTTGACATGCTGGAAGGTGGAGGCGGTATCTCCCCGCTCATCCCGAGTGCAGCGAAGCCCGTCGTTGAGGCGTATATCATGAACAAGAGCTGGACTGGAATGCCCATCTACAAGGATACGTACTTCAACAAGGACCTGCCGAACTGGACGAAGGCATACAAGAGCGCCAATAAGCAGCTCGTTGAACTCGCGGAGGCCGCTAACCGGATGTCCGGAGGCGATGAGTTCACGAAGGGGGCCGTTGACATCAATCCCGCCCGCGTGGAATACATGCTCAACGGGTATTTCGGAGGTTATGCCACCCTTGTGAATAAACTCGTGAAGATGGCCGAGACCGCCACCGGGCAGCGTGACTTTGAGTGGAGGAATATGCTCGTTGCCAGCCGTCTTGTAAAGAGTGGAGATGAGCGCACCCAGCGTCGAAAACTCACCAACGATTTCTTCAACATCAAGGATGAGGCAGAACAGACACAACGCCGGCTCCGTGGTTACGAAGACAAGGCAGATGCCGGGCTTGCTGACTACGCAGAAAAGCTGGACTTCCTGATGAATTCGCCGGAATACCTGCGTTATGAGATTTACGATGAGTATAGCGCAGACCTCAAGGACATCCGGGAAGACATGAAGGAGGAAACCGACCCCGAGCAGTACAAGGTTCTGGAAGATGAATACTATGGACTGATGCGGGAGATGGTTGATAAGGTCAACGAATCCCGTAAGAGTAAGAGATAAAAAAGCCGGATGCCTGCGGTGATTTACCTTTGTGCCATTACAGGCATCCATTAACCTTTTCAATATGGCCAAAGAAAGAATCAGACCGTTAAGCCGTGTCCATAAGCCCATAGAAATGGACAGTGTTGCCGCCGCGAAGCAGGAACGCGGTGACAGCAGGGCTTTCGATATTATCTGGGAGGCCATGCAGCATTACACTGCCTCCCAGCGGTTCCGCGATGACCGCCAACGAAACAAGAATTACACCTACGGGAAGCAGTGGGAGGACGTAATCATTGATGAGAACGGCCAGAAGATGACAGAGGAGGAATATATCAAGTCGCAAGGCAATGTTCCTCTGAAAAACAACCTCATCCGCAGGCTCGTTCGCAACGTGCTCGGCGTTTACCGTTCGCAGTCGAAGGAGCCTACGTGCTCTGCACGCACCCTTGAGGAAAAGAAACTCGGTGAGACCATGAGCGTTGTCTTGCAGTGCAACCTGCAGCAGAACAAGGCGGCAGAACTGAATGCCCGCTCAATGGAAGAGTTCCTTATCTCCGGATATGTTCAGTACAAACTGTGGTACGGATGGAAGAATGACAAACTGGACTGCTGGATTGACCCGGTGCAGGCAAACAATGCCATCATAGACTGCAATATGCGTGATTTCCGTGGTGGTGATGAATCCATCATCGGAGAAATTCACGACATCAGTTTCCTAACCCTCTGCCAGCGGTTTGCCAAAACCCCTCAGGACTACTACCGTCTTGCGGAGATATACAAACTGGCAAAGGACCACTCTCGCGTAGCGTCGTACTGTCAAGCGTTCGGTTACAACGAGCGGCAGGCCAATTACAGTTTCTTGTTCCCGAACGACCCTTCAAGATGCCGTGTCATTGAGGTATGGCGCAAGGAAAGCAAGCCCCGTCTCCGTTGTATTGACTACAACAACGGAGAGATATTCAAGTGCGAACTTGAGGACCGGAAGGAACTCGTGGATGACGTGAACGCGAAGCGCATCCAGCTCGGTATGCAGCAGGGAATCGCGCCAAATGACATTCCGCTGATCCAGGCGAAGTGGTTCATGGACGAATACTGGTATTACTACTACCTCTCTCCGTTCGGAGACATTCTCGGTGAAGGTGAAACCCCCTATGAGCACAAGGGCCACCCTTACGTGTTCAAGGCGTATCCGTTCATCGACGGCGAGATTCATTCCTTTGTTGCGGACGTCATCGACCAGCAACGTTACACCAACCGTCTTATCACGATGTACGACTGGATTATGCGTGCAAGCGCGAAGGGTGTGCTTCTGTTCCCGGAGGATGCTATTCCGGAGGGATTCGACATCAACGACATTGCAGATGAATGGAGCCGGTTCAACGGGGTTATCCTTGTGCGTAAGCGCAAAGACAATTCTGTCATGCCGCAGCAGATTGCCAACAATTCTACGAATATCGGCATATCTGAACTGCTCAACCTGCAACTCAAGTTCTTTGAGGATATATCCGGTGTCAACGGTGCTTTGCAAGGAAAACCCGGATTCTCCGGAGAGAGCGGGCAGCACGCCCAGCAGATGCAGCAGAATGCAACCACCTCGCTGCTTGACCTGCTTGAAACATTCTCCTCGTTTGTGGTGGATGTGGCGTACAAGAGCGTCAAGAACATCCAGCAGTACTACGATACCAAGCGCGTGTTCAATATCGCCGGCAAGGCCGCAGGATACATCGTTTACGAGCCTAACAAGATTCGTGACGTTGAGTTTGACCTTTCCATTGTCGAGAGCACGCAGACCCCGGTCTATCGTCAGATGGCGAACGAGTTCCTTATGCAGATATGGAATGCCGGACAGATTTCCCTCCAGCAGCTCCTTCAGCACGGAGACTTCCCGTTCTCGGATGAACTTCTCCAGAGCATTCAGAGCCAGCAGGAGCAGCTTGAAAAAGGCGAAATGCCGCAGGGCCTTTCCCCTCAACTTCTCAATCAGGTGCAGCAGGGAGCCGACATGCAGAATGTCAACCGCGCCCATCAGATGCTCACCGGACAATACAAGATGGTTGCATAAGAAAAAGGGGGCTTCGGCTCCCTTTTTTGTTACGAAATCGTTGCTGCTGTCATCGGCTTATTCCTTGCCCGCATGACCTTCTGTCCGGGACGCACACGACGAACGACGCGAGGCATGTCCATTTCGTAGTAGCAAATCTGCATACCAATGGCGCGTGTCATGAGGAGGTCATCGTGCTTTCCAGTTACCGCACCATAGGCCCCGTTCTGTTTCTTCTCGTACACCAGGTATTCATCAAGGCAGCGTTTGTCCCTCTCAATGTACAGTTGCTCGCGGATGACTTTCTTGAGGGTGTCAATGAGTTCCGGCTTTGTCTTCACGTTAGTGTGATAGCCGTACATCTCCGTGTCACCCTCATCCTGCGAATCGCCTGCTTTCTTTCTGGCATAGAGGTTATCGTAGTATCCTTTGATACGACGGAGTACCGACGCGCCGTGGTCGGCCTCCACTTCCTGCTTCTCTTTGTCGTGCGTCTCAAGCGTGTTGCTCTCAACGACCAGCAGCGCATCATCGTAGTATTTGGCAATGCGGGCAGATTCCCACGCCAGTAGGTCTATGTCCATGTGTCCGTACCATTGTGCCACTACCGTCGGCAAGTCGTTATCCAGCAATCCAAGGCGGTCAAAAACGGCTATGACGGACCAGTCGGACTTCTTTGACATGCCTCCGATGTCAACGACAACCAAATAGCGGTCCGTAATCTTCTCGTATTCGTCAATCTCCGGAGGAGACCATATCCAGAACTGGCCTTGGTGGTCCTCCATGAAGCGTACATTCTTCAATCCGGATTCGCCCTCAAGCCCCTCCGCATAAACATCGCCAATCATCGCGGGAGCCTTGCAGGTTTTCTTGAATTTGTTGACCTTGTATTTGTCGAAGACCATGTGCCCGGAGTGGACGAAGGCTTCCACATCGTCGGACGGATACTCGGAGGCCATGTCGGCGTGCGAGTTCTTACCTGCGCGTTCCTGAATGTACCAGTTGATAGCTTCCAGTGTCGCTCCTTGCTCCCAGAGCCACCAGAGGTACTGCCCCGGCTCCTCACGTTCCGACATGACATTGGGATTGTCGCGGTTGAGGAACAGTTGCCGGGCAAAGTCGTAGATGTTCCCCTCTATCGGCAGGGAGTACTGGTCAATCTCGTACCATGCAATGAACAGGGCTTCAAACTGTGACTTGCCTTCCTTCGCCGCGTCGTATTCCGTCTGGAAGAAATTGCCGGTGCCGTTGGCCGTGGATTCGTACACAATCATCGTGTACGGCTTGAGCAGCACGCCGGAGCACGCCGCCTTGACAATCTGTTCCGGGGTTTTCCCGTCTGTCTTTTTCCAGATGCCCACCTCGGAGCAGTGAACGAGGTTGTAATCACCGCCTCGGGCAGAATCCGGCCGCTCTGCAGTACCAATCTTGACCTTGCAGAGACGCTGGGGCACACGGTGTATGCTTCCGGAGTGACCGACCCCGCACCATTTTGGTTCTTTCCCACTGTACGCGTCACCCAGTTTGTGCAGCATGTTGAGCGGGTAGGACTTAATCATGCGCTCAAACATGTCCTGGATCTCATCGGAGGCGGTGCCCTGGTGAGCCACGATAAGGGAGTTGAGGCCGACACGGTGGCAGAGCTGGAGCCATGCCATGTAGAGCTGTATGCAGGTTGAACCGCCCCACTGACGTGCTTTCAGCAGTACAAGACGGATTGGCTTTCCGGCCCTGCGTTTCTTCTCAAGTCGCTCAACGAGCCTCCTTTGCGGACGGCTTAACCGGAACAGGACATCTTCGCCTCCGCCTTTGGGCTTGATGTACACATAGAAAGCCGCCCAGAAGGCGAAGTCATATCGGCTGCGGAGCCGGCACACCTCATCGGTGATTTCTTGGATGGCCTCATATACATCGTCCTCATCTTCCAAGTCCACGTCCATCCGGTCAGCCTCGACCTCCGCTTCAATGAACTTGCGGATGCTCCCGTACTTGAGCAGTTCCTTCATAAGAGGAATGCGCAGCATTTCGTTCGGCACGAACCACGCATAGGAGAATTCCGGTAGGAAGATTCTGGTGCGGTCTCTCATGCAGATGGACCCTTCGCCGGTGATGGGGTCGAACTTGGCGTTAATCAAGTCGTTCCTGTGCGAATTCTCGGCGATGATTTCCAGAACCTTCTTGTGTATCTCCTCCTCCGTCATCATAACGGGAGCGACCTTCCTTTGTGCGGTCAGTATTTCCAAGGCATCCCGTTCCATTTCTTCTTTATGTAATGGATTATTATCCTTGCCGATTCGGCAGTGAGGTAGAATTTGGGTGCAGGCTGGCTTACCACTTCAAAGGTAAGGTCGTACACGGATTCCTCCGGATATTCCCTTTTCAGTTCACAGACGCGGCGGTAGATTTCCTCATACATTTCACGCTTGTTTGTCCGCATCTGGGCAATACTCCTCCCCTTGAACATATTTGAGATAACGATGGCGGCTCTCTCCTCGCTCACCCAGAACCGTGCTGCAGGCATTTTTGCAACTTTATTATACACGTCTGCAGCGCTATCTCCGTTCGATTGAGACAACGCCTCACGGTATGCACGCATCAAGTCTCTGTCACGTGCATCCTCGTATTCAAACGTGCTACCGACATTTTTCATCTGCCTGTTACATCGTTACAAAATTAGTTGTTGTGATGTAATAAATAAAATAAACCTTACAAACGCACAATTTATATTTGTGCAGCAAAGTTACAAATAAATCTGAAACGATATGGCAGAACAAGCTAAGTCAAAGAGAGATGACTTCCTTTCCAAGCGGTACAAAGACCGCCAGTTCGCCGACGATGATGAGTTGTTCGGTCAGTTAGGGCAGGACTTCGACAACCTTGAAAACGAGCGCAACGAACTCGCCCAGCGTGAGCAGGACTTCTCCAACTTCCTTTCCGCAGACCCGAGAAACTCCGGGTTATTTATGCGTATCAAGCGCGGGGAAGACCCTATCCTTTGGCTTATCCGCCAGTACGGACCGGACATCGCCGAGCGTGTCAATGACCCCGAATTCCAGAAGCAGTTGGAAGAAGCCCGCCAAGACTATCTCGCCCAGTTTGAGGAATCCAAGAAACTGGAAAAGGAATACGCCGACAACATCGACGCGACCAATGCGACGATAGATGCCTATGCCGGTGAGCATGGCGAGGAGGCAAAGGAGGCAGTGATGACCGTCCTTTCCACCATCGTACACGACTACATCTGTGGCAAGGTTACGCCCGAGACTTTGGACATGGTTTCAAAGGCTCTCAACTACGACAACGACATCAAGAATGCCGGGGATGAAGGCGAGGTGCGCGGACGTAACGCCAAGATTGAAGAAAAACTGCGCAAAAGCAGCATGGGTGACGGCACTGTACAGCTCGGAGGCTCCGAGGCTACCGCAGGAACTCCCGCCCGCCGCAAGCGCTCCAACCCCATTTTTGACATTGCCGACCAAGCGAAGTAATCCATTAATAACCTATAATTCAGTATTACTATGGCAGAAAATGCAACTGTTGTACCTGGTGAGGTCGTGCAGCCTACGACTGTGACCCCCACCCCCAGTCCTGGTTCCGCAGGACTTCCTACGCAGGTTCCCGGCCAGCCCACGACCGTCAGCGGCGCAGCGGCTGCTCTAGGTGGTATTGAGCCCGGTAACCTTATCGTTCCTGACATTGACGAAGACCTCTTTGAATTTGAGAAGGACGATAACCCTCTTATGCAGCTGATGCTGAAGGCAAAGAAAGTAACCGTCAACTCTCCGGAAGTGGACCACTACATGCTGGATGAGCCTGCCGACGGTTGCGAGACCAATGCCGCACTGGCTGCTTCCCAAAGCCAGACCGCAGTCCTCCCCGTCGAGGCCAAGTACCAGAAGTATTTCCATCCTTACGACACCGTTCTGGTGAAGGACGTGGACGGTTATACCGAGGACGGTCAGACCCTCACCCCGGGCAAGGACCTCATGCTTTTCGTCACTGGCATTGACCCCACCTCGAACAATCCTATTGTCCGTGCCGTCAATGGCCCTCGCGACAACGCGACCGACGAATTCTGCAAGTGCCCCGCCATCCCTGCCGGCACATATCTGGTGTTCCTCAACAACGCCCTGTATGAGACCCAGAAGGAAGTTGAACCCGACCTCATCCTGCCTACTCCGGAGCGTCTGTACCTCCAGAAGTCCGGCATGAATCAGGTTGTGTCTGACTACTTCGATTCCCAGAAGAAGCGTATCCCGTTCAACGAGGCCATCATCGCCGAGAAGTCCATCCGCAACTACAAGCGCAAGGGCAACCGCACCCTCTGGGCTTCCCGCAAGTCCAAGTTCCTCGTGAAAGCCGAAAAGAACATGGGCAACCAGTACGTTTACACCTCCGAAGGTGTACGTTGGCAGTTCAAGCGTGAGCTCCAGCACTCCGGCAAGTGGACGGTTGAGGAACTCATCGCCCTCGTCAAGATGTTCAAGAACGGTGAGGACGTTCCCGAAGGTGGCGTATTCCTCGTGGGTACGAACCTGCTCGAACAGCTCCAGTGCATTGACTACACCGGACATCCGGAGATTACCATCTCCTCCGCGGTCAACCCCGTGGGCTGGAAGGTGACCCGCATCACCACCATCTTCGGAGACCTCGACATCAAGCAGGAGCGCACCCTGGATCGTCTCCGCTGGTCCAACTCCGGTGCCGTCCTTGGCTACAACCGCCTCGTTCACTACTCCCGTACCGCCGAGCACACTTTCGAAGACCGTATCGAGGGACAGGAAGCCAAGCGTACCGGCATCCTCAAGTGGGATTGCCTCGGTCTGAAGGGCTCCTGCCATATCTGGGTGGACGGCGAAGGCTCCTCCGCTAACAACGGCGCCGTGAGCATCGTGTACTGGAATTCCGCTTCCGCTCCTACCGGAAACGACCTCGTGGACGGACGTGTTTACTACCTCCTGCAGGATTGCGCCGGCATCAACTCTGATGCAAAGGCCGGTCAGATGTGGCAGGCGAGCGTAACCACCTCCGGCGGAACCACCACTGCAACGTGGGCCGAGTATGCAGGAACCTTCTACGCCAACAACTAATCGGCGTTGAAAGGAGCCGCCCTATGGGGAGGGTGACGCTTTTGTCTCCCTCCCCTTTTTTACTAACAGAGAATGTAAACTAAAAACGTACAAGATGAAAATCTACAGAAAGACATACGGTGTCCGCAACCTTGTGGAATGGCAGGCGAACATTCCCGTTGGAAAGGGTCGGCTCATCGTCCACTTCACCGGCGGCAGCATCACCGCCTACGGTGTAACGCCAGCCGTTTTCAAGACCGAAGACCCTATCCATCAGGCAATCATCGAGAATAGCGGCTACTTCAAGTCCGGTCGCATCTTCCTCATGAAATCCGACTTCATCAAGGATGTTGCCGACCCCGTTCCCGCATCTTCCGCCAGCCCGGCCCCGGCCGCTGCTCCGATTGTCAGCGCCCCCGCTCCGACAGTACAGACCCCCGCACCTGCTCCCGCCGAGGAGGAAAAGACGGAGACCAAGCAGAAGCCTTCGAAGGAGAAAACACCTGCCGCCTCGGCAGAGACAACCACGCCAGCCGCTCCCGCCGAGGAGGCGAAGCAGGATCCAGGAACGTCCCCCGCTCCGGAGACTGTCCAGACCCCGGCTCCCGCACCCGCATCTTCCGCCAGCCCGGCCCCGGCCGGAGAGAAGCCCGAAGACGATGAGGATGCAGAAAAGGGCGGTGCGGTAGAGATAGGAACTGATGAGGATGGCTTTAAAATCGTCAAGGCATCTTGCTTCGAGGATGTCCGTCAGTACCTCATCAAGAATTACGGGTTCACTCCTTCCGCAGTAAGGACAAAGGCTCTGGCCAAGGCGAAAGCCACCGCCAACAAGGTCAAATTCCTGATTGATGGCAAAGAACTCGCATAAGGGAGGATAGCTCTATGTTGTACTCGGTCAGTGAACTGAAAGAGGACATCCGAATAGCCCTCGACCAGAACATGACCAGTGAGCAACTGTTTGAGACGGGCGACATTGACACGCTTTCCCTTGAGGAAATCATCGAAAGCAAGATTGTCGATGCCGCTCGGCTTGTTGAAGGGACGGCCCCTTCTTATCTCCTCAACGGCGGCAAAGCCTTCGGAGACAGTATCAGTTGGGACAGTGCTCACGGTTATGGCAGCGGGAGGATTCTCCTTCCCGATGACTTCCTGCGGCTCGTTTCCTTCCAGATGAGCGACTGGGATTATCCAGTCACTTTGCCTATCACGGAGGATGACCCTGCCTATGCCATGCAGCGGAGCCGGTATCCAGGCATCAAGGGGAATCCCCAGCGCCCGGTTGTGGCAATCACAATGCAGCCAGCCGGACAGGTGCTGGAGTTCTACTCCTGCATGGCCGGAGAATCCGTTTATATCCGTCGCGCACAGTACATCCCCATCCGAACCATTGAGGACGGAATGATTGATTTGTGCGAGAAACTGCGCAGGCCCATCGTGTACCGCGCAGCGCAGCTCGTAGCCACGAGTATAGGAGACACGGAAGCAGCAACCGCTTTGTTGAACATCAGTAATGAGTTAATGAAATGAGTGATTTAAGAAACCTCGGCGTATTTGAATCCGTTGACGCTCTCTGGGCAGCACATCCGGAGGGTGGCAAGGAAGGAGATTACGCCTTTATCGGTGCTTCGGAGCAATCCGGAACGAAGTACCGTTGGAACAAATACGACCGCATTTGGGAGGATGCAGACAAGGTTACACAAACCACCGGCAAAGAAAACAAGTTCGTTGACGGCGATGCTACCGTAAACGGCAAGTTAAATGTCGGTGGCAATGCGACCTTTGAAGGCAACCTCAAAGTGAAGGGCACTCTCGATGCGGCTAAAATTAAGCAGCCCAGCGTCGGCCTTTTCTCCACTCTCGCTGCTCTGCAGGCCGCCTATCCGAATCCGGAGGAGGGTTGGTGGGCCGTCGTGGGGAACAATATCCCTGGCGAAATCTACGACGTTGTGAACGGAGCCTGGCACGACACCGGAAACACAGGCGGCGGCGCGGAGATTGACGTGTCTGAACTGCTGGAACCCATTGAGGATGATGTGGTCCAGTTGCAGGAAGATTTGGGTAATGCGGAAGATGCGATAGATACACTCCAGTCTGACGTGCACGACCTTGAGACGGCCCTTGACGAACTCCTTAACGGAGATGTGACTTCGGCCATTGAATCGTTCCAGGAAGTTCTGGACTTCCTCTCCGGCATCACCGACGAGCAATCGTTGACCGTCCTCCTGACGGCCATGAAGAACAACATCAAGAAGGGTTACAAGTTCATGGGCGTGGCAACACGCAACACGATACCTGCGACTTCTACTGATGATTGTCCTCTGTTCTATCTTGCCATCACCGAAGGGACGTACACGAACTTCTATTCCGGTATCCTCCGTCCGGCAGAAGACCCTGAAGAAGAACCGGAGAACGTGCCGCTCAGCCTCGAAGAAGGAGAGATTGCACTGTTCATGCCATATACCATTGGGAACAGTATCTGGTGGCGCAAGAGCGTTCTCGACATCGCAAAGAAATCCTACGTGGACGCAAAGGTTGAGGAACTGAACGACCGCATGGACAATATCGGCGAGGAGATTACGCGACTGGACGTGCCTGCCGCCATCTACAACCCGTCCGTTGAGAATCCCATCACCGGAGGCGGCTTCTACACCCTCGTGGACAATGAGCATCCGTCGCTCTCTGCGGTCCACGTTGCCAAGGCCAACGAAAAAGCAACCAAGGGCCTTGTGATGTCCTTCGCCATTTCCGCTACTGTGTGGAAGACCTATCAGTTCGTGGGCCTCACGACCGATGATGTGGACTGGCTCAATCCCGACAACTGGAAGGACTTCGGTTCCCTCGCTGCCGGAAGTGAGAACTACATCATCATCGACAACCTCTGCGGTGCTCCGTCCGTGGGTGATTACTACAACCTCGGTTCTGCCGTGGAACGTCTGATTGCCTACCAGCAGTCTTCGGGCGTTACCTACGCCAAGCGCGGTCTTATCATCTCCTACCTCGTGGCAGAGAACACGATGGAGACCAAAATGTTCAACGGTGCAGTCTCGGACTTCTCCGAGATTGGGCTTTGGAAGGACTTCGGCGGTGGCGGCTCTAACGTGGAGACCTCCGACGAACCGGAGGAAGACGGCGAGGATGCCTTCTCCACCGGAGGTGCATACACGCACTTGCCTGCAACGCTTAACGTGGATACCGAGACAGACGGCGTTGTGAAAATCAAGATGGTCAATGCCGGAGGCGAAGACGTGGGCGATGAGATTCAGTTCAACGTCGGAACTGGCGGCGGCGGTGGCGGCGGCGGAACCATCGTTTCGATGGCTTTCCAGACCTCCCCTCTGTACGGAAACGCAGGCGGCTCCTTCATCCTCCGTGCTGCCATCAAGTCCGTCACCACTGTGGGAAGCGAAGAACAGCTCAACACCATTGCCAACGTGTCCATCTACGACCGCGACACGAATACCCTGCTGCGGTCCATCAACGTGAATCAGGCATCCAGTGCGGACCTCAATACGTTCGACTTCATCTTTGACATCTCCGAGTACTTCGCCGCAGCAGGTGTGCGCAGGCTCCGGCTTGTTGCAACCGACGATGCAGGCAACACCGGATCCAGGAATGTAAACGTCACTGCCGTGGATGTCACCATCACCAGCGTGCAGACGCTCCAGTACACCGCCTCTACGGCCCTTGCCGTCGGAGGAGCAGCCAAGTCCATTCCTCTCTACAAGTTCGCCAACAATGCTTCCGACCGAGGAATCAACGCCATCACGGAGATATTCCTTGACGGTGAGTGGCAGGTGCTTGGGCAGGCAGTCATCACCGACACCTACTCGCACGGCATTTCCATCAATCCGAATAACTGTCTGGGGCAGGTGCTCTCGCACGGAGCCTATCCTATCCGTGTTCACGGCGTGGACGTGGCATCCGGTGTTGTAGGAAACTACCTGTACTCTGGTATCTTTGTAATTGACGAGAGCAGCAGCACTCCGCTTGTGGTTGAAAGTTGGATAAGCAAGACGGTGAACCCCGTCGTGAAACTCTACGAGACCATCGTGCTGCAGTATGCGGTCTATGACCCTTCAAGCAATTCACCAACGGCGCAGGTCTTTCTGGACGGGCAGCAGGTGCAGTCGCACACGGCTTACCGCAGCACGGTTTATACCTTCAAGCATCAAGTGACGGGCGTTGCATTTGACGGCTCGGTCTCCCAGATTGTGAAGGTTAAGTGCGGAACGTCCTCCGGACCGGACGCATCCTTCCTTGTGTCCGGCTCCATCATTGATGCTGTGCTGAAGGATGGTGCAATCTACGCCTTCGACTTCTCCAACCGCTCCAACGATGAGGCGGACCATACCATTGAGAGCGGCGGTTACACCATCGTTCTGAACGGCTCCAATTGGTCCACGACCGGATTCGGGACTTTCAACGGAGAAAAGGCCGTCCGCATCGCGGAGGACGTGACGGCGGTCCACAATCACCGTCCGTTTGCCGATGCATCCATTGAGACCAACGGCCTTGGCATCCAGTTCGCCTTTGCGTCCAAAAACCTCACTGACGATGATGCGGTGCTTATGGAGTGTCGTGACGGCAACAACGGAGCCGGCTTCTACGTGACCGGACGTGCCGTCGGCATTCAGGTGGGCAACACCAAGGAGGAACGTTTCTACAAGCAGGGCGAGAAGGTCACTGTGGCTATTGTCGTGGAACCTGCGGCAGAAGGCATGGGCCAGACCCGTCAAGGAACGACATACTACTTCATGAAACTGTATCTGAATGGTGAGGAGGTCGCGGCCATCGGCTACACCGCTGGGCAGTCCAACCTTATCCAGAACAGTCCCATCAAGATGTACGGTACGGAGGGTGACTTCTATCTGTTCTACGACCTTGCGTGGGAGGATTACTTCCTCTTTGACCAGGCATTCCAGAACTATCTGGTGAAACTCACCGATACGTCCGGCATGGCCGATGAGTACGATTACGAGAATGTCATGGCATCGCAGGCCGTCACGGAGCTGGGCATCCTCACGACGAAACTCCGTCCGCAAGCTGCGGCTCTCGCAGAGCGCGGTATGCCGTATATCATCGAGTGCCCCTACAACGGCTCCAACATTGAGGCCCTTGATGAGACCACGAGCACCAAGACGAACAACTACGTCACGCTCTACTACATCGACCCCAACCGTCCGTGGACAAACTTCGTTGCCTACGATGTGCGGCGCAGGAACCAGGGAACGACATCGGCAAAGCGTCCGGTGAAGAATCCCCGTTACTACCTCGCCCAGAAGAACGGCTCCACGTACAACAAGACCACCAAGACCGGAGGCACGCGCATCCAGCTCCTTTACACCCGTGAGCAGATTGTGGCTATGGGCTACGACGGCGCACTGTGGGATAAGGCCGCTGCGCTTGCTGCCATCAACAAGGTACAGATTCACGAGAACTCCATCCCCGTGGACATCATCACCGTGAAGGTGGACTTCTCTGACAGCTCTAACGCCAACGACTGCGGCGTGTGCGACATGATGAACGCCACGTTCCGTGCTCTGGGCGGTCAGTACCTTACGCCAGCGCAGCGGGCCTATGACGGCACGTGGAAAAAGGGCAGTGTGGAGTTGGAAGGGCTGGTGATGAACCATTCCACGGCCAATTTCCCCATAGCCGTGTTCCGTTCCAAGAGCGAGGCAGGCTCCGAGCCGTATTTCCATACCAAGGGCAACTGGAAGGAGGATAAGAATGAGCAAACGGCCCTGGGCTTCATCGACACCCCCGGATACACCAAGGGATGCTTGAACTACGGTGACTTTATCGAGTTCTACGGGCTTGAGAACGAGACCCTTGCTGCAACAAAGGCGCGGTTCCTCTCAACTTCAGGACTGGACACCGAATCCACCTACATCCTCACCCAGTACTGCGGCCCGTCCTACATCGTGATGGAGCATAACGGCACGCAATGGGTGGAGCAGACTGGCTCGATGGTCCAGAACGCCAACGGCAAGTGGACCGTTACGGGCAAGGTGCTCAATCCCACCGACGGCTTTGAACTGCTGAACTATCAGGGAATGGACTGGTTCAAGGGTGTCGCGTCGCTCTCCGACATGATGGCTCCTTCCACTTCCTTCTCGAAATGGGTTCAGACCCTCATTGATGACGGTGACATTTCCATCCAGACTGCCCCGGCGTGGACCTACTACTTTGAATCCCTCGTGGATGATGATGACCTTGCCATCGCTTACGCGCTCGGAAAGAAGGTTCCGTATAACCTCTACCGCTGGATGCTATTCTGCAATTCCTGCGACTACGACCAGTACGGTGCGTCCGCGCTTGCCCTGTGGCGTACCGACCTTTGGAAGTATGCTTCCCCTCATTCCTGCCTTGCCTACGACGTATTCACGGACTACGCGGCGGCAGTGGACCAGCGGGCGAAGAATATGCAGCCTATGTGGTTCCTTGAGGACGGTTGTAAGATTGTGAACGGTGTGTTCTACAATGCAGACAACGAGACCTACGAGGAGACCTCCGGAATGCTTCCAATGAGGATGTATCTTAACAAGGTCTATGACTGCGATACCTGCAACGGCAAGGATAACGACGGTGGCCAGACCATTGACGCGGAGGTGGACCCGAACAAGATGCCGGACGGAACGTTCGTCAACCCTTATGCCGGGTACAATTCCACTCTGTTCCGCAACATCTTCCTCCAGCAGGAGGTGTATGTCGATGCGGCAGGAACGCTGCTCAACCTCCAGACCGTCGCATCGGCCATGCGGTCCTGCACGGCCACAGTGGACGGCATCACGCTGCATCCTTTCTCGCCGGAAGGAGCGAAGCACTTCTTCATTGACACCCGCATTGCGAAGTGGCAGAAGAAAGTATCCTCCTACGACGGCGAGCGCAAGTACATCGACTTCACGTCCACCACTGCGGATACCCTCTACTTCTACGCCTTGCAGGGCCTTGGGCTTACATCCCTTCCGGCCTTCATCGAGCGCAGGTGGAGATACCGCGACGGATTCTACGGCACGGGAGACTTTTTCTCCGGCGTGCTCGCAGGGCGTGTCAATGCTCCGGCCGGAGCGACCATCCGCATCCGTGCGGCTAAGTCCGGATACTTCGGCATCGGCAACGATTCCTCCGGCTCCCTATCCGAGAAGGTCTATCTGGAAGCAGGGCAGGAGCACTCCTTTACCGATTTCTCCCGTGAGGAAGGTGCGCTTCTCTACATCTATCAAGCAGACCGTATGAGCATGATTGACCTTTCGCAAATCTCACTGTCGGACAATTTCTCCTTCGGTGTGATGACACTTGCCGAGGAAATCATCCTTGGTAACGTGGGAAAGGCCGACCTTTCCATCCTCTCATACAACAAACTGACGAACCTGCAACTGGGTGAACTGCCGTTCCTCAAGATACTCAACATCCGTGGGACCATCATCACGAATGTGGGTGCCGAGAACTGCCCCCGTCTGGAATCGCTCTATGCTGCCGGCTCCGCACTGACCCGTGCAGATGTTGCAGACGGTGCGAAGATCCAGACGATGGAACTCCCGTCAACGTACAATTACCTCAAACTGCGCTATCTCCCGAACATGACGCTTTCCGGGCTGACACTGGCCAATCCTGCGTCCATCCGCACGCTCATCGTGGAGAATAATACAAAGATTGACAGTGGTACGTTGCTTCGTCAGATTGCGGGCACAACCGGCTCCGCGCTCAAGGTGGTGCGTGCCAATCCGGTGAACATTTCCGGTAATGGTGACGAACTGACAACGTGGGAGGGGCTGGGCATGTCCGGTCTGGATGCGAACCTTACGGCGCAGGCAGACCCTGCCATTGTGGGTTCTTACCAACTCTCACGTTATCAAGAGGAGAGCGTGATTGCCGGATGGCAGGCGGCATTCCCCGAACTGGCGATTGCCAACACGCCTTGCACGGTGATTGAGTTCGACGATTCGGTGCAGGATGAGAAGAATATCTCAAACCTCGATAACAACACCGGATACAAGTTCGGCATCGCCTATGTTCCCTCCGGGCACGTAAACACCATCCTTGCCAAGCGTCACCGCGTACTGGGCAAACTCCAGAACGATGGAGAGATGCTGCTTTGCCAACTTGACGATGAGGATTCCTCCAAGTACGCACTTGACGGCAGCGCGGCCAACCTCAAGGGAGACCGTGATGAATCCGCAGCGGATGAGGGTGACGTGTTCATGTTTGAGCCGCACTACTGGTACAAGGGTATCAACGACTACCTGAACAATAAGAAGTACCAGGCGTACAGCTCCAACGCCACCACCCCGCAGGATGCCGGAAAGGATTCCGTGAAGGTGCCGCTCTCCTCTCTGACCTACTTCGAGGGGCACGGCTTAGCCGTATCCAATATGTCCGCCGGAGCAACGGTTGAGGACGGCATGGCATCTTATGTCTCATATAACGTCTATAAGATTGACGTGAGCGGAGTGAAGGTCATCCGTTTCCCGGCCTGCGTGTCCGGAACCTACGGTGCGGCCTTCGCCAACTCCGCAGGTGAGTGCGTGAGCACGGTCCGTCTTGGCTCCCTCAACGGCTACACCAATGGTGACTATCTCTTTGCGGATGTCCCGTCCTCTGCGAAGTGGCTCTACTTCACCACGGTGCAGGCCCTCGATGCCAACTGTTTCGCCAACTACTGCGTCAAGGCGTACTCTACGGACATCACTGCCGTGGAGCCGGACTGGGTGGAACACGATGAGTGCGTCTGTGGCGTGTATGAGGCGAACTGCCAGAATGACATCATGCGTTCTATCTCCGGAGTGAATTCAACCAACAACATGCAGTGCGGCCAGTACACCGAACTCGCTGCCGCCCGCAAGAGCGGCTCCGGCTTCCAGTGTGTTGACTACGAGATGTCCAAGGATGTTGCCAATCTGTTCTACGCCAAGTACGGCAGAAGGAATTCCCAGAAGCAGTGCGGCTACGGTACGGGAACGACGGCTTCCGTCACCGGACGGACCAACTTCCTTGGTATGCTGGATACCGTCAATCCGAACGGTACAACCACCTACGGCTATTACTACAACTCCGGTGGCACGCTTGTGTCTCTTGTAGCAGTCAACGTGATGGGCTACGAGAACTGGCAGGGAGATTCCGGAGAATGGTGCGACACCCGCAGGGTGGGCCTTGCCAACGGCGCGAGGGTGACTGATTCCCTCGGGACTGCACGGGCCACCAAGACTGGCGTATGGCAAATCAAGATGAACGACGGCACGACCCGCGAGGTCCAGGGCTGCACCAACAGTGGTGCTTGGATTTCCAAGGTACATAACGGTCGCTTCATGGATGTGATTGCCACCTATACCAATGCAACGGAGGATACCAACTACTGCGACTGGGCTAATTATAGCAGCTCCAGCTCCCGTGTGGTGCTCCGGTCGAGCTACAACGCGTACGCGTATGGCGGCGTTGCGTATGCGAATGCAAACTACGATTCGTCGAGTGCGTACACGGACTATGGTTCCCGTCTTGCCTTCCGCGGCACATTCCGCTGGGCAAGCAGTGTGGCCGAATACAAGGCGGCACCGATGGCGGCGTAGATTTGTGGGGAATGCGGGACCGGCCGCTCAAAGTGGCCGTCCCGCATCGGTCCCCGTTAATTGACATACTGGCAGATTCTCCCAAGCTCCCGTGTGGTGCTCCGGTCGAACAACAACGCGAACGCGAATGGCGGCGTTGCGTATGCGAATGCAAACAACGATTCGTCGAATGCGAACACGAACTATGGTTCCCGTCTTGCAAACATTGAGTAATAGATAAAAAGTGTTAGACGCTTTCGGGACATATCTTTGTCACAGAAGATTGTCTCTATGTGATGTGCCTACCGAATGGGAGGACGTGTCCTCCGGATTGGTGCACAGGGAGATGAGCCACGGCAACAGCGGCATTGGGCCGGAAAGCCGAAACATATACCACGAGGCAGGGTTTAGTAGGGGCCACCATGGCCAGCCGAACAAGCTGGGCCTCAAAAAATGAAGGCGTCAAATTGAAACGGATAGGTAAGAAAGACAACATCATCGCCGAAATCGTTCAAGAGGAGCACCTGAACTACGCGATAGACCAGGTGTTGGACACGAAGAAGCGGCGGAATAGCCCGGGAGGGAGGAAGATTCTCCGGAACAGGCAGAAAGTTGTCGAGCGGCTGAAAAAGGAAATATCCGAAGGCACATTCATGCTGCATGGATACAGTGAGAGAGAAGTAAAGGACGGCCCGAAAATCCGCAAGGTGCAGTGTACCTGCCTTTATGACCGCATAGGGCTATATGCCATTATGGATGTGGTGGAGCGGCACGTAAAGAAAAAGTACATCACCACAACTGCCGCGAGCATAAAGGGGCGCGGAATGCACTACCTCTTGAATGCCTTGCGAAAAGACATCCGTGAGGACCCGGAAGGGATGTGGTTCTTTTATAAGAATGACATTAAGAAGTTCTATGAAAGCACCGACCAAGAAATCATGATGGAGGCTTTGCGGATGATTTTTAAGGACAGAATCCTTCTGACGATGTTGGAACGGTTCGTCCGGATGATGCCGCAAGGTGTTTCCATCGGCCTGCGCAGTTCGCAGGGGTTCGGAAACATGCTGCTCTCGGTCTTCCTGGATCACAGACTGAAAGACCAGATGGGAGTGAAGCACTACTACCGATACTGTGACGATGGGGATTCCCACGCGAAGACTAAGCGTGAATGCTGGAAGATTCGCGACGCACAGCATCAATATGTGGCCGAAGCAAAGTTGAAGATAAAGGCCAATGAGGCGGTAAGACCTTTATCGGAAGGAGTTGACTTCCTCGGATATGTGATTTATCCGGACCATACGAGGCTGCGGAAACGAAACAAGCAGAATGCAGCCCGCAAACTGCACAAGGTCAAGAGCCAGAAGCGTCGCGTTGAGATTGTCGGTTCGCTCTACGGCCAGTGCAAACACGGCGATTGCCGGAACTTATTCAGAACCTTAACGGGAATGAGTATGGAAGAATATAAAAGACTGAAGGATTACAAACTGAAGCCGCAGTATCCGGACGGAAAGAAGCGCTTCAACGTCAAGGAAATCAACATGGGGGATTTGCTCCGTGAGGAGTTCCTTGTGGTTGACTTTGAGACGGGCATTGTCACTGCTCCGCAGAAGAAGGATTACCAGAAAAAAGTGGATGCGGCCTCCCGTGCCATGCAACGGTACATTGATGACGGTATCTCCATCCCGGCCAACTTCAAGCGCCCGGAGGACATCGAGATGCCGGAAGGCAAGCACATTGTTCTTATCCAGCGTTCCAACGGGGATTATCGCAAGTTCTACACGGGTGACCGCGAGAACTGGAGCATCCTTGAGCAGATGAGGAGACTTGGCCTGCCGATGTATTCCAACATCAAGGAAGTCCCGACGAAGTATGGTGTCCGTTATGTCTTCGACTATTAAACCTTGTATGATATGAATAGAGTATCAGGAGCTGAGCCGAAACCTCTCAGCGTTTTTAACAAGGTCAAGGGCACATACTCCGTTGCCGTTGACATCAAGCCGGACGAGCAGCAGGAAGGGCAGTTCACCTTTGTCCGGTACTTGTTCGACCACCTGCCAACTCTGGACGAAATCCGGCAGACAGTCAATGCTTACTACAATGAGGAGACGGATGCGGCCATTGTCTCCGGATTTCGCTATGAGGATGTTCCGGTCTGGCTCTCCAGCGAGAATCAGTTCAACTTCAAGGCGGCATTCGACCTTGCAGTCCAGACGCAGGGCGCATCGCTTCCGGTGAAATTCAAGTTCGGGACGGTGCAGGTGCCGGTGTACCGGACATTCACGACAGTTGCAGACTTGCAGGCGTTTTACACTGCCGCCCTCGCCTATATCCAGAGCTGTCTGGAGGCGGGTTGGGCGAAGAAGGATGCCGTTGACTACTCGGTGTATAAACTTGATGAAGGAGAGGAGGAATAAGCCATGACAACTTTATCTTCCGTCTCCATAGTAATGTTCAGAATGGTTGTACTTGTGATGCTGCTGGTACTGGCAGCAATGATTATCGACCTTGGCAGCGGACTGTACAAGGCAAAGCAACGCGGGGAACTCCGCACATCGGAGGCACTGCGGCGCACCCTCTCGAAGTTCATTTCATACGAGGGTGGGCTTGCCATTGCCGCTATGGTCGATACGCTCATCAGTATGGCCAAGTTCTTTGAGCTGGTCGGCATCGGGAAACTCACGGAGGTTCCGGTGGTGACAATCCTCGTTGGCATCTTCCTTCTCATTGTTGAGTTCATGTCCGTCAGGGAGAAGGCCGACGAGAAGACAAAGAAGCAGCAGGCCGACACTGCCGCCATCCTTGCGAAACTCATCACCAAGGAGAACCTCAAGGAACTTATCGAGGCAATCAAGAACAATAACCTACCAACCCCAGAATCCAATGAAACAGTTGATTGAGAAAATTATCGCTCTGCTCACCAAGCGGACCGACTACACGCTGCACTATCTGTGCTGCTTCCTCATCGTGGCAGTCCTCTACAACATCCTCTCCGGATGTCTGTTCTGGTGGGCCGCTCTCATCTATGCCGCCATCATCACTGCCGTGGTGGGCATAGCGAAGGAACTCGTTGACAAATATGTCAGATGGCAGTTCATCGAGAAGGGAGACCTCATCGTCGACGGAGCCGGCATCCTCACCTTTGTTGTCACCGTCCTTCTGGGATACCTTATCCGTCTGCTATGATTAAGTTACCCATTATCCTCATCGACAACGGCCACGGCTGCAACACGCCTGGCAAATGCTCTCCGGACGCATCGAATGGCCGCAACGATTCTCCGCTCTACTTCAAGGAGTTCTCTTGGACGCGGATGTGCGCATGCGGTATCGTTGACGTTCTCACTGCGGAGGGATACTCTGCCTTCCTTCTGGTGAAGGAGAAGGAAGACGTGCCGCTCAAGGAGCGCACGGACCGTATCAAGACGTTCTGCGCCCACTACGGTACGCAGAACGTCATTGTCGTGTCCATCCACGTGAATGCCGCCGGCAGCGACAAGCAGTGGCACGACGCACGGGGATTCTCCATCTACACATCCCCAGGCGTAACGAAGTCCGACAAGTTGGCCACCTGCATCTACAAGGCTGCGGAGGAGGAGCTGGTGAACCGTCAGTACGGCACGCCCTACGGAAACACCTTCGGCAAGGGGAAGCAGAAGCCGCTACGCTCCGACTGGTCGGACGGCGACCCGGACTACGAGGCGAAGTTCTGGATTCTAACGCAGCATCCGGCCACTGCCGTCCTTGCGGAGTTCATGTTTCAGGACAATAAGGAGGATGTGCGCTTCCTCCGCTCCGACAACGGTCTGGGAGCCTGCATCCAGCTCACGGTGCAGGGCATCGAGGATTACATCGAAAAGTACTGGAAGAAATGAAGGTGATTGAAAACCATATCATCCCGTTCAAGGGATTCCTCGCCATCAACCTTTTCGGCGTGGCATTCGTCCGGAAGGAGGAGTGGCAGTCCACCTCTCCGTGGTATCGGCGCAGGTGCATCATCCACGAGAGCATCCACACCGCGCAGATGAGGGAACTGCTCTACGTCTTCTTCTACATTATCTACTTCTTTGAATGGCTCTGGCGGCTCGTTCAGTGTCCGTCTTCCGCCTACCGGAACATCAGTTTCGAGCAGGAGGCGTACAGGTACGAGAGCGATGAGGATTACCTCCAGAACCGGAAGCACTTTGCACAATGGCGAAAAAACGAATAGACATGAAGAAAATGTACCTTCGCAGCGGTGCTGCGCTTGAAATCTTCCTCGTAGTGGGCTTGTTCCTCTTTGTTGGCTGCTCGCCGAAGATTACCCAGTATAAGAACACGGAGTATCGGGATTCGGTGGTGACGGTGGTGCATGAGCGCATCGTCCACGATACGGTGTCCGTTGAGATTCCGGTGGAGGTGGAGAAGGTCGTGACACGCGACACGGCTTCACGGCTTGAGAACTCCTTCGCCAAGAGCGAGGCTGTGGTCTCCGGAGGATTCCTGCATCATTCGCTTGAGAGCAAGCCGCAGGTTATCTACGTTCCCGTCACCGTTCCGGTATCCGACACCACTACGCACCATAGCAGCAGCGCAGTGGAGCAAAAGACCGAGACGAAGTATGTCGAGGTTGAAAAGAAACTCTCCTGGATCCAAAAGACAGAAATTTATGGATTCTGGTGTATGATGCTTTTTGCCCTGCTTTATTTCGCATGGAAGTACAGGAAGAAAGTGCTGGCCTTGGTGAGACGATTTATTTGAGATTGTAACTGATAAAAGGCAGGGACCATTAACACACAATAAATTTGTAGCCATGCAAGAGGTTACTTTCACAGTAAGAAAAGCAAACGTCTATGAGGAGGTTGCCAAGACTTCATCCTACGCCGGCGCAAAGTGGGTGGGGGATGATTCCGCTTATGAGCGTATCTTCACGACGGACGCAGACCGTATGATGCTTGAGCGGTTCTGGACGGAGGCTTGCAATGCCGTCGCGGACCTGTTTAAGCCTTTCATCGTTGAAATGTCCGACATCTCGGAAAGCCACTGTGCCGACATTTCCAAGGACTTCCAAGTAAAGCTGGAACTGTCCGGCTCCTATGATACTTCCCTCAACAACACCATTGAGAGTTCCCTTTTCAGTTTCTTCACCAATCTGCTTCTGGCGAAGTGGTATGAGTTCACGGCCAAGGGCGAGACCGAGAAGCCGACAAATGCTGCAGCGGCAATGCTTGAAGATGTGAGGGGGAAGATATACTTCCGAAAGAAACCGCGTAGGGTTGCGCCTACGGAATAATGACATACACTATGGCAAAGGAAAAGAAAACTATCTGCATTGACTTCGACGGTGTTCTGCATGATTACTCGGAAGGGTATCAGGGCAAGGACAAATTCGGCGAAATGATTCCCGGCGCAGACCTCGGCACGCAGGTGTTGAAGGAGAAAGGCTGGACCATCATCATCTACACGACGCGTCCGGTCACTGCCGCGCTCAAGAAATGGCTTGAGAAAAACAACATCAAGTATGACTACATCAACGAGAATCCCGACCAGCCGGAGGATTCCAAGGCCGGATGCAAACTCGCTGCGGACATCTATCTGGATGACCGGGGCATGACATTCCGGGGACAGTGGTCCGAATGGCTCCTGCGCGAAATCGCAGAGTTCCAGCCTTGCTCCGCGAAGAAGACCGACCAGAAGAAGGAGATGGAGAAGGCGTATGACGATGGCAAGAACTGGCTCAGGAAGACCCGTGCGGTTCTTGCGTGTGATTCTTCCTGCTAATTCTAAAAGTTATCGAGATATGGCAAAAATTCCTTTAGCAATCACCCTGTACATGTCGGAGATTATCTACCGTGTACAGAACAACACCTACCTCACCGGGCGTGCCCGACAGAATGGCAACAACCACGAGGAGGTCGCTCACATGCAGAACAATGACGATGAGGAAAACGAGAACAAAGTGCTTGTTTCCATCGGCAATGCTTTCGCCACCCTCAAGACCAAGCTGTCGGAGTGGCTGGATGAGAACGGCACCAGTGCGAACAATGTCCAGATTAACAAGAGTACCAATCTGACCCTCTCGCTGCAGATGCCGTCCAACTACAACAAGGCCACGAAGGACACCATTTCCACCGCCGCCAGTGAGTACATTACGAATTTGGCAATCGGTGAGTGGTTCCAGATTACCAACAAGACCGATGCAAAGGACTACTTCGATGCCGCCGCCGCCAACCTCATGGCTATCCGCGAGGCTGCAAACAAGCGCGTCCGTCCTACCCGCACCAACATAACCGGATAATCCTCATGGTATATATTCCTCAATACGGACTTCTCTACAATCCGGAAATGAATGTCCCAAGGACAAAGACCGTTACGCTTAATTTCAAGCGCACGGAAATCCTTGATGACCTCAAGCAATATTCCTATGTCGAGGGGGACATACTCAAGACGCAGGATGAACACGAGCGGCATCAGATCCAGGACATCGGAGAGGATGGCAACGTTGACCGCGTTACCCGGGTGATGAATCTCTGCATGGCTGACTGCCGGGAGATTCTTTACCCGTATACCAAAGCGGACATGGAGGACGCAGAGACGCGGACGGACACTCTGGTGGCCGTGGAGGAATACAACATCGTGATGCTTGTGCCTGACGATTTCTCAAAGACTACCGAGACCCTGCTGGAATTGCTCATTCATGAATTTGTCGTAGCCAGCATCATGGCCGACTGGATGAGCATCACCAACAAACCGAAGGAGGAGACATGGCAGAAGAAAGCAGATGATGCCAGAAGGAGGATTAAGGGCTGCATGAATAACCGTGCCGGTAAGGTGCGGCGTCGGCAGCATCCGTTTCCGTAACAGATACCTGCGAAGGTGATTTGATAGTCATGTGTTTATGGGGAGGGAGCCGCCGTGATGGTCGCTCCCTTTTCCGTATAAAAAAAAGCAGGAGCACATCGCTGCGGTCCTGCTTTACCAACTAATTATGAAGTCAAATCTTACCTTGGTTGATTGGTAAGTTTGGGAGTGTACTGGATGCTGCTTCCCCAGATGCTCTCGTCATGCGTCAGAGAGCAAATGAGGGCTATCCGGAAGTACTTATATGGCGTGCCGCGGAAGTGCCGCAGGTAGTGGTCCACGCTCGTGTAGATGGGGAACCAGGAATGAAGGTCCCTGGATCCATAAAGCACCGTCTTCACGTGACCACGTGTGAAGTGGCCCCGGGTGATGATAGTGTCGATGGTTTTATGCACATCCTTAAGGGAAGGGTCCAGCTTGATAGGACGGGTGATGAGGAATTGCGGAGACTTTACTACGTATGTGCCTGATTCATTCTTCTCTTGAGAGTAGTCCACCAGTTTGTAGCCGTCGGTCATAGCAAGCGCCTCGGGGTATGATATGACACGTGACACGATGTTGGACTGCATCATTCCCCACTGTTTGCTTTCCAAAGAGTAACTGTAGGCGTAGGCGTAGGCGGGATTGAAGACAATTATCTGCTGGCGGTTGTAAGAGTAGAGCATCTGACAACCAGAGAGGAATCCGGCAGTAAATGGCCTTTCCGGGAACACCTGCGTTCCGGTTGTACCGAGGAGTTGCTGCACCTTGTCTGCCAGAGGGAAGTTGGGGAAGATGAACGGCTCCTCGTTATTATCTACTGTGTCGGTGATGCACTGCGTCTGGGAGCCGGCAATAAGCATGATACCTCGGTCCGTTGCAAAAAGCACGGCACTGTCAATCTGGGTGATGGAATCCGGATTGATGCAGACATCACGGGTAATTGGTTGACGTGCGGAGAATGCTCCGGTGGCAGCAGACACTTCCAGTGCCCAGACACCATCCGTAGTGAAGGCGTACAACGGGAACTGACCGAACTGGCCTTGGGAAAGAGCCTTGGCAGCAGTAGATATACCCAGAATCTTCCCTGTGCCAATTGTGTTGATGTTGGTGACTGGGAAAAAGAAAGGATTGTTGACTTCTGACGTATATAATTTGTTCGTTACATCAACTTCATTGTCGTATGATTGGTCAATATATCCACTGGAATTATTTCCTCTGTCGGTGTCAAAATCAAGGAGTGCAAAAGCCCCATTCAGAAACTCATGCTGCTGCAAATCCACATCATACGCCTTGTTTAGAATTTCTGAAACAATGCGCATCTTGTAAGCATTATTGTTCGGATAGAACAGAAAAGCCCCCTTATCCGGATTCCCTAAAGCATCTGTATCAGAATGCCATCTTCCCAAACTTTGGGCCCCACTGTAGGCGTTAACCCAGTATGTCTTACCATTCTCTTTGATTGCCACATAGATGTCGATATAATCATACGTAAAAACTGCGGGCCAAATACTCCTAACAGCACTGGTTCCAACCGTGAAATTGTAATTCCCGCTCGTATAGCAAAACATGCTCGCAGCAGAGAACCCAGAAAAAAGCGTTCTGTAAACACCGCTCAAATTCAAGCGGTTATTATACATAAAGGACCTCTCTGCACGAATTTTGTCATGGGAGAGGTAATCGTCCGTCATGGCCTCTCTTGTTACCAGAGACTGCAAATAATCATCTGGAACCACAATATCTTTTCTGGTCCCACGATAATACGTCGATGTTAATTCGCTTATATCAATTGAGCACAACTTATAAAAGGTTCCACAAGAACGTAGCGATTCTCCTATCTTATCTTCCCCATATTCCGGCATGTGGAAAGTCTCTGCAGGTACTTGATTCGCTGCTTCTTTGAAGTACATGGAATATATCTGGTCGAACTTCCATTCAGAGTATAAAGCAAGAACCCCTGGAATATCAGAATTAATCGTGGTCGAGCCTTGTGTATAAGGGTAGAATTGACCAAGCAATGCATCTTCTGTGACTGACGAGGCACAGACATATCTATTCAGAGAAGAATTCCATGTTACTGGCCCACTGTTGTAAAGTTTCCCAACGAACTTTGACATCATATCATCGGTATCGCGGAGATTCTTAATCTTGCCGTTTTGGTCGTATGTATAGATGGGCTTTGAGATGAAAACATCCACACTCTTAACGATGTCCGTCCAATTACCGATACCGCCACCCGATACCAACCCATAGTCAAGAGAAGCCGCCATCAAGAATAAATCACAGTTTGCATCTGTATATGACCCCCTTCCGGTCACACGGCTCCATAATGCAAGAACCCCATTTTTTGTTGATGGGAGCATCAAGATAGGTGCGCTATGATTCGTAAGTGTTCCATCATAAAGCCTAAGAGCATAACGAACAAAGAACGGGAAGCAGAAACGGCCTTTGTTTACGGTCTGCTCTGCAACGAATTTATTTACCTTCGCCATTATTTGCTCCGTTATCTTGTTCTGGTTAGTTTCGCTGAAATCAGAGCGAAGACTACCCTCGGAAATAGAATCAAACGAGATGGAGAATGTCGAGTGTGAATCGTCCGACACGCTGAACAAACGCGGATGTCCCACCAATCCAAAGGATATTTCCACATCTGGAATGTGATTCCCGAGGGTTTTATATGTTCCCCCGGAGTAATCGCCCGGCTTCCAAAGATAATACGTCATTTGTATTCCGTCCAGAACCACAAGTGTATTACCAACGGCAGTTACCTGCACAAGGTCATACACATAAGCAAGTCTTGTCCTTTCAGCAGCGGTTGATGCAGATGATACAGGAAGCCATGATAGTGCTTGCGTGGAACTGTTATAGATGATGTAATTATCACCTTGTTTGGTCTCGTGAATGAATATCACCTTCTCGTTTTCCAAGAAAGTGTTCACTGTTACTGGTTCCGTCACCGGATGCAGCGCACCTTTCTCTGGCATAAGGTTGAGGACTGCGGCGAGGTCCCCATCCTGGCATTCATAGTCGGACGGCTGCGCGGTATAGCCATTGTATTTCAGTTCGGCATTCATGGGTATAAACAAAAAAAACTCCTGCGGCGAATATAAATCTACCGCAGGAGTCTATCGTTTTATCTGTTACTTTCCAGATCCAGGAAGGAAGTCAGGAAATCCGGTAGCAAGGTATTCCGGGTTTTCATACCACAGGACGGAAACTGGCGTAAACAGTTTGGGACGTTTGTCAACTTCTCCCATTAGTTTTATCATCCAATAATGATAAAATGTGTTTTTCAGCCCGGTCGGCGGGAAACACAAGATGAAGTCCCTAAAAGGGCAAGTCGGAATCTTCGCCGGGTGCCGGCTCCTCCGTGTCTTCAATCTTGAACAGCTCGCACTTGACCGTCTTGGTGGTCTCAAGGATGTACGCCTCTTTGTCGTAGGTCTGGGCGAGACGCTTCGCCTCCTTCAGCGCACTTTCGTATGACCCGTGCTTGTACTTCGGAGGTTTCTGGCCTTCCAGATACACCATCCAAAATTTCTTTTCTGCCATAGTTCAGAATCTTGTATTTGAGTTGTAGTAATGATGAATCCGCAAGCATGTTGCGGGTAAAGAAGTTGTCAGGCTTCATCTTTCGGGATTTTCACGGAGTGCTCCTCGAAATAGATGCCATCTTTGGTTTCCTCCATCTCCTCAAGGCTGACGATTAGAACTGGTCCATTTTCGCCATCAAGACATCTGATATAGTGCGCAGGCATCACTTTATACTTTTCTCCGTTGCTCTCAACTTCTTTCGGATACAAGTCTTTAGGCGTACAGTTGAGAAAGACTAACTTTTCCGTCTTTACTTCGACTTTCTTTTTAGTCGATTTCTCAACGGTGTAGAAGATGCAGGAAAGGCAGAAGACGCACCACAAGACTTCAAGTGTGAGGAATAGCCAGTCCGGCAGGACTTTCTTGAGCAGTGCTGCGGCAGTAAAGAAGACGGCCAGCACGACTATTGTGATGACCGCCAAAATGATTGCATGAAAGATTCTCTGTTTCATTTCACTTCCTCCTCTGCGAGTTCAATGCGAGCTGTAAGTATGGTCAGGTATGCCGCCATGCATTCGTCCTGCTTCTGCATGAGTTCCTTGTTGCGGGTGGAGAAGGCATCGAACCAAGGCGTCGTGGTGAAGGCCCGTAGTTTGCTGAGCCGGGCGGACACTTCGTCGCGCTCGATGCGCAGACGATCCAGGAAGTCATCGGCAATCTTGTATGCATTCTCAAAGACTGACTTCGGAGAAAAGGACTTGAAGCCGTCCTCGTACTCAACGAGGTATCCTTTGCCCTTATCCTCCGGATGTTTTGTCATGTCAATCTTGCGGCCCAATACTTTCTCGGCATCCGCGACGGTCATAGGCTCTGCCTTGACGGTCTTTGTTCCAATGTAGGTTTTCATTTTGTTGTTTTTCTAAGATTTTTAATAACATTCCAATGCACTTGTGACAAAAGATTCGGACAATGCTTCTCTTTAGCATCATACGCGAACAAGGAATCAAGCACCGTGGCTTTTTTCAATCCCTTATTTGTTCTATAACATCGCCAGCACATTTCGTGTGAAAACGGGCAATCACTATCTCTGGTGAATCCCGGGCAAGCGTGCATATCCATCATAGCTCCTCCACGATGGTGCGCTTGCAAGATACTTCCCAGCCATGGTCACGGAGCACGGCTACCAACATTTCATCCGGATAATCCGCAATCAGTTCGAGGCTTGGCTCCGGCGCTTTCTTCCCCGGTGTGGCGGGATAGCGGGCTACTTCCTCAACGTGGACGGTTCTCTTTTCCGTCCGGGCTTTGCTCCGGGCCTTGGAGTTACACTCTTTGCAGACGGAAAGATGTCCGTCCTTGGCTTTCTTGCTGGTCGGGAATGATTCCAGCGGGAATTCGCGTCCGCAGCGCTTGCATACTTTTGTTTCCATTGTCTTGAATATCGGTTTAATCGGTTCTAATTCTTTGAAGGATGTTTGAGCGAAGCAGCCGCAGGCGTTTTCAGTTTCCTCACGGTCCACTCCGGATTTCGGGCAATAGCCGGAGGCGGGGTTTCGCCACAAGCACTGGGAGCAGGTATTTACCCCCCCCCGTCAGATTTGTGGGTGTTCATCGTTCTGCTATTTAGTTGCTTGCTTTGAAATTATATACAGGTTTGATAATATCCACCACCTCAACAGTCGGCTCTATGCAACGGAGTATTTCTTCCATTGGTTTGTAAGCCATAGGAGCCTCATCAATGGTGGACGCATTGACTGAGGTGGTATATATTCCTTCCATAGAATGTTGGTATTCATCCATAGAAAGATGCTCTTTTGCGGCTGCACGGGACATGATGCGTCCTGCGCCATGTGGCGCAGAACAGTTCCAGTCTTCATTCCCTTTACCCACACACATTAACGAGCCGTCTCGCATATTCATCGGTATAATCAACCGCTCACCGGCAAGAGCGCGAACAGCTCCTTTCCGGAGAATCATTGATTCGGTGTCTATGTAGTTGTGGATAGTCTCAAATTGCTCAAGCGGTCGGAAGTCGTTGTCAAACATAATAATGTGACTAATTTCCTCGCGATTCCGAGAGGCATATTTCTGAACAATCTCCATGTCGTGGATATAGTCATCAAAGTCTTGCCCTTCAAGGTATGCGAGTTCCCTATTGAATGCAGGAATGGAGACCTTCTTTAATTCCGACTGAATATCCTTCTCTCGTCCTTCTGCTTTCAGTTTCCTCACTATTTCATTCTTGACAGAATTCCTGTTCTGCATATTTCTTACAGCGATTCCTTGATAGTGCTTGCAGACTTGTACGCCAAGATTCCTGGATCCGGAATGGATAACAAGATAGTACCAGCCCCCATCTTTTTCAGAGTGGGCCAATTCGATAAAATGATTCCCGCCGCCGAGAGTACCGATTGAACGAGAAGCACGCTCAATATCAACAAAATCTTTACACCTCAAATCATTTACTATCTCCCAACCCTTTCGGGCCTCATCGTGGATATTAAAACCAGAAGGGACATTTTCACGGATGTCTTTGTCCAAGCGTTTCAAATCTGGCATTATCTGACCTATACAAGTCACAAGCATCCCACAACCGATGTCAACGCCAACGAGAGTAGGAGTTACCTTCCCATGTAAAGTCATCGTGGTCCCGATAGTACATCCGGCACCGGCATGTGCATCCGGCATAATTCTTATCATTGAATCGAGATAGGGTGCAAAGTTTGCCAGGGTTTTCACCTGGTCGAATGCTTCCTGTTCAAAGGTTTCCGCATAGATTTTTACGGAATCAGCATTGTTGCGTTTTATTTCAAGCATCTTGTTAAGTGTTAGATACAGTTTTTCATCATGTCAATGGCTTCTTCTATTGAAAGCCCGGCCGGTATCGCATATATCCAGTCTTTGAGCAACTTAAATGCTTTCTCTACGGTCATGCCATCAGGAAGGGTCTTTAGTATGGGTTCCAACGATTCTTTTTTCCCTTGATTGTAACCCTTACAAAATTCCCTTCTGGCAACTTTGCGCCAATAGCATTCATTCCGATACTCGCGGGGGTCTTGGAATGCGCCCTGCTCTACATCTGGTATTGATGCAAGAGCCATTTCTTCTGGTGTTATCATTGCACGAGTTCAAATTCATAAACGAACACGCACGGGTTGTCATCCCATGCTTTCTTGCCGGAGAGTTTCTTGATGAGCGTGGCGAATGCTTCACGCGGTGTACTTCCATCCAGCCATATTCTTTTCCCGGTTTCATGCCGGAAGCTGATATAGTATCTTCCATTACAGAAACATATTCCTTCCTTCACGCAGTCCTCGTCGGAGATGTCCTGGATTCGTTCGATGCGGATGTTGGTGAAACGGATGCGATGTGGCATAAGGTCGGCAAGAACGTACATCTTATTATTGTACCCAGCCGCGTCTTTCATATAATTTGGAGACGGTAGGGTAAATGAATCCGCAAGGTATGCCATTATTTCACTATATCGCTGAGCAACGGCAACCACCTCTCCGACCTTGTAAGTGGAATGCTCAAGTATCTTTTTCAAGATTTCTTCTTGGGACGGCGTGAAGGTCACATGCTCATCCTTGTGGGTAATGATAACTTTGCCGGGATACTTTGCGAACTGCTCTGCAAATTCTTCAATGGATAATCCGTTAGGGATGGCTGATTTCGGAACCACACAAACGCCCTTCGTGTATGCGTCCAGAAGTTCCTGCGCACACTTTGAAAGTCCCCGGCGCGTCATGGTCTTGCGACCTTCCAGTACGGCTTGCGTAAGGTCGTACTGGTCGCTAAACATTATCTTTTTCATACTGTCAACATTTAATTGTAATATGCTGCCATCGCTCTGGTGCGTATTTCGTCGCATATTTCTGAGCGGATACTTGATGCATAGAAACCCGTGTCGTGATTCTCCGGATTGGTGCAGATAACGTTGCGACGTATGCCGTGAAAGAATTTGCAACCACGGCAAAAGACACCTACGGTCGTTGTACGGGACTTATCTACATGGCAATTCTCATCTGCCCGAATCACTGCAAACTGGCTGATTTGCCCGGTGGAATATGTGTAGGTTAACTTGCTCATGTCTCACCATAATTCTGCGATTCTGCGGAAGTCTTCACCAGCGGGAACCGGGCAATCCTTCATCCACTTCATCTTCTTTACCTTCCAGAGAGACAAATCAACGCCTGCCGGAAGATACTTTTCTTCTTCCGGGAAGATATTGAGACGCAGAGATAGACGTTGAAAAGCGTCTGGCTCGGAAAGAATAAAAGCATTCAATGACATAAATGCCTCAATGTCTTTCTTACTATGTGGCGTATATACGAATCCATCTGCTAAAGAATAGACAGTGCGAAACGCGCCTATATTGAAGTTAGCAGTGTAGATGTATATTTGGGGCTGTCCTCCACCTATAACATTCGCTGCAATCAACCTGAAAGTCTTCATGATTATATGTGTCCTTTCTGGGAAAAGTAGAGGCTCACCTCCAGTAATCATGATTTCGTCGTAATCGAAGCGGTCAACGACCGGAATCTTTTCCAAGTCAAAGCGATTGTTGCAGCACATGGGACATTTGTTCGGGCACTTGCCCGTCACAAGAAGCCGTAGTTTAGTATTCTTTCCACCTTCCGCAGAATGACCGTGGAAAATCTTGTTGACGGTCTCTGCCGCCCATTCCTTAATCTCTTGCTTTGTCATAGGTCTTCAAAGTGTTTTACAATATGTTCGATGATGGCTTCCGGCGTGTCTTCGTCGGTGGCAAAGGAAAGCCCCAGAGGGGCCGCGAGCCGCCAGAGAGCGGCAAAAGACCAAGCAGGCAAGTAGTGCTCTGCAAGGCATCCGTTGAAAAGGACATCATGATAGTTCCCGTCCTCGTCTCTGGCGCAGTGCGTTATCCAGTGCATGTCTGCCGTTTCTCTTTTCACTCCGGCCTTGATTAGCCGTTCTGACTGCTCCGGAGTTGTGGCAGTAGGGTTCTTTGGTCTGATAGTCATGTTATTCTGTTGAGGACGCATCAGCATCCGTAAAATTCAATTTGGTCGTAATAGGGTCTGTCATCCGGGCAGGCGGTAATCAGAATTGGATTATCGTCTTCCTGGATCTGGAGGTCTTTATATCGGCGGCAGGTGTCGCGCAGCTCGCAACCCAGCCCTTCGCAGTATGTGTATTCGCTGGCCATGGTAAACAATTCTAAAGCATTCCGGCTCTATATTCGTCGTAGTGGTACTTCCGGACGGCAATGTCGTGAAGGGCCTGCTTGCCTTCCGGAGTCTCTGCCTCATCCTCGTTGATGTCCTCCCAGCACTTATGCCGGGAGGATTCAACAAGTTGCTTATCGTGCTCGGACATCATGGCTACTTGGTAGTCTTGCTGCCGCCGACACGGACGGTGCGTTTCTTGGGAGCGGGTTTCTCCGGCTGCGCTGCCTCTGCAGGAATGGCCGTCTGTTCTCCGTCCGGAGCCTCCGGTGCGGGTTGCGCCGCGTCTGGGGCAGTGGCCTCCGGCTTCGGAGCATCGGAAATCTTGCGAACATTGTGCAGACGGCGCAGGAGTACGTCGGCATAGACGCAGGCCGTATTCACGTTCTCCTCGACCTTGGACACATCGGTGGCAGGGTTCTGGAGGATGGAGCCGAGAGTGGTCATTACGTAGTCCTCGCGCTTATCGGTGACGAACTGGCGGAACTGGGCTTCCTCCGCTTTCTTGCGGGCCTCCTCAAGTTCCTTTTCCTTTGCTTGCTGGGCTTCCATCTTCATACGCTGGCGGTAAGCCTTGGTGTTCTCGTTGGCATCGCGTGCCGGGATGACTTTGTTTTGCTTTGTCATAATGATTGTGAATTAAAGTGTGAATGATTATGAATTGAAAAGTGTTGGCTGGTCGGAGAGCTGCTCATCCACCTTCTTTTCCAGTGCCCGGGACTGGCCAAGGAGGGAAGATGCTTCCTGAGTGTATCCGTGGGCCTTGCGCTCCGTGAAGTAGGCATTCTGCTTCTCACGCATGGCCTTCACGTCCTTTCGGAACTGGTTATGCTGGACTTCCAGTTTCCCGGCGAACTCCGTGAGGAGTTGCTCCAGTTCCCCGCAGTCCATCCAACGGAATCCGGCGTGCTGCTCTACGTAGTAGTCAATGAGAGTTTGTGTGCTCTGGTTCATGGTATGTCAAATAATGAGGGTTGTTGGATAATGCGGTCCCCGTAACGCTCTATACCGAGGCATTCTTGCTCAAATCTCGTGTTCTGTGCATCGAAGTACCCTTTGTCTATCTCGCACCCGTAGAAGTCGAATCCGAGGCCGTAGGCGGCAATTCTGCTGCTTCCGGAGCCAAGGTGCGTGTCCAGTATCTTCCAGCCGGACTTTGCGAATTTCTGGAGCGTCCAGACGTATAGGGCAACGGGCTTCTGTGTCGGATGGATACGTTTCTCGTTGAGGGCCTTGTTTCCTTGCATGACCCGGCCTTCCGTGATTGAACGTCCCTGCAGCATCCCGTTCCACATAAAGGGGAACAGACGGACTGAATCTATGAGGTCGGTCGCTGCTATCTCGCAGTCGGAATAGGTGGAGCCGGCATTGCATTTGTCCCAGATGATGCGCCCGGGTGCGAAGTGGAAGTTGTAGTAGTTGCAGCCCCACACGATGTAGTGCTTGCTCACGCGCAGCAGCTCCTTGAAGTATGGCCGCTTCGGCACTTCCCACTTGCATGTCACACGGTAGTCCACCCGGTCAACGCCACTCCGGCTGACGGCTGCGCCATAGTAGCGTCTCCTCTCAGGACCGCTGAAGTACGGCGGGTCCACCACGGCAAGGTCGAAGAAACCGTCCGGGATGTCCCGCATGTACTTCATGCAGTCCATATTGAAGACTTCGCTTATCATTTTTCAGCGCCCGCGGATTTTGTGTTTGCGCGGAACACAAAATCCGCCCAGATGTCCGTGAACTGCTTTCCTGCATAAACGGCCAGTTCCTCCGATTTGAAGGCAAGACGGGAACCACAGTTCGTGTACGCATACGACGAATCGTAGTTCGCATACGCATACGCAACGCCGCCATTCGCGAACGCGTTGCTGTCCGACCGGAGCACCACACGGGAGCGTTTCTCCAGGGTCATCTTGTCTATCTCCTCCTGCGTATAGAGGTAGAACCAAGGGAACCAGCGCCACTCACCCTTGACGAACTTCGGGGTCCATCCTTCGTTGAGGACAGTGGCAATCGCCTTGAGCTTGATATAAGCGATTTCGTCCAGCTCAATCTGGAAGCCGTCCCCCTGTTCTGTATGGTCGAGTAACCGTTCCACCGGGTCATAGCCCAGTTCACGGACCACATCGTCCCATGTCTTTACTCGCTCCATGACGGGGAGGGACTTGTGGAAGTCCATTTCCGGGAAAAGGTTTACCAGAACGTTTCTTCCTTCGTTACCTGCATTGCGATAGGCATCGAGCAGGCTTTCTTTGTTGACTTTGATTGTCTCCATAGTGATTTGAATTTATGTGTTAAACATGAATGAGATTCTTCGCTTCCTCGCAGATTTCCTCAAGACGTTCCTTGAGATTGCAGATGCAGTTAGTGTATGCCTGACCATCTTTAGCCCAGAAGTCATCGCCGTAGTGCTTTGCGATGATTCCTTCCAACTCATGATTGAACTTCACTTCTATGAAGTCGCACATTTCACGTGCGTTCTTCTTGATGGTCCGAACTCCAAAGCGGTCAAGCCACCATTGTTTGATGTCCGACCACTGGATTATCTTGATTGTGATTGTTTTCATTTTGCGGTGCCGGTATATTGAACTTGAACTTCAACGGTATGATGGTACACCCGTACCCGGGTGACAACGAACAGGGCAAAGCCCTCATCGTCATAGCTGGGAGCATAGCTCATCTTGACGTGGGCATTCTCATCGCACTGTAAGTCGGCTTCGACTTCCTTCTGGAGATTTCCCATGACGTAGAAGGCATCTACGTCATCGTGGAATGTGCTCCGGAACTCCCGGTAATTGGTGATAAATACTTTCTTAACTTCCATTTTGGATTGATTCTATTGCTTGAAAGATTCTGAACATAACCTGCGGCACGATGGCATTGCCGTAGGCTTTTATGGCTTCGTTTCTCCACTTGTGGAAACCAAGGGGAGTTCCGTCCATAATCTGGGAAAGCCCATCATCTCTTGTGTGAACAGGGGAGACAGTCGGAAAGTGATTCCACCACGTTCCTTCAGACCAAGCATCGTCGGCAGCGTACTCAACTGGTCGTTGCGCATCATACCATTCTTGCGAACCATAGCATCCGGATTGTACGGCGGCTGATAGTCTCTCGCAGAAGGCGTTGGAAGCAGGCCCATAGAGGCAAGGTCGGACAGCTCGATTGTGTATCCTTCCTCCTGCTTCCGGGCTATCCGCTTCCCGTCCGGTGTGCTGGGATTCTTGTAGTCCCGTGCCGTGGGTGTCGGCAGAAGTCCGCTCCCAGCCAAGGCGGAAAGGCTCTGCCCCATCTGCGAGTTCGGATTGTAGGTGTTTGTCCATTTGTCTCCTTCGCGTGCAGTTGGAGTTGGCAGCAGATCCAGACGAATGAACTTCTGCTTCCCTCTTTCGTTGACCTTGAGACCCTGCGTCTCCGGAGTGGGGAGCATCAGTCCCCGTTTCTGTGCGTAGCCGTTGGCTATCTCTTGAGCGAGCGTCCCGGTGCTGCTGGTCTTGCCTGCCGATGCCGGAAGTGCCGTCTTTCCGTCGAAGGCCGTCGGGGTCTTCAGCATTATAGGCGAGGAAAAACACTCTGTCTCGTCTATGGGGAGCCCCACAAGCCGCAGCCGGAATAAGAATCGGCTGGACTTCGTATCCGATGGCTTCGAAGTCTTTGCAGATGCGTTCGATGGTGAAGGACTGTCGCAGTTCGTATCTGTGAAGATTATCTTCCTCTCCGAACAGAGTCGCTTCACATCCCATTTCAGTGAGAATCCCTCCTTCGACCATAGTGGTGATTCCAGCAACGTTCTCACCAACGACCCAAGTGGGCCGGATTTCTGATACCGCTCGGAACATTTCCGGCCAGAGATAACGTGCATCTTTTTGCCCCCCCCGTTTTCCAGCATAGGAAAAAGGCTGGCAGGGAAAGCCTCCGGTGAGGACATCGATTTGTCCTCGCCAGCAGCGGAAGTCCGTTTTCGTGATGTCTTCATAACTGACAGATTCTGGGAACCAGTATTCAAGCACTCTGCGGCCAAAGGGGTTTATCTCGCAGTGGAAGACATTCTCCCATCCGAGCATGGCAGCGGCCACTTCCGGCCCGCCAATCCCGCTAAAAAGGCTTGCGTGTTTCATTGTTCCGTGAGTTGATAATACGTTGAATTGAGTGTAGGGCCTACCTTTATCTTGCCGGCTCCTGCAAGCATCCGTGCCTGCGTAGCGAGCTGTTCGCGCGTCAAGCCCTTCTGGCGTGCAAGGATTTCATTCTCCATAGCGTGAGACGGCACGATGTGCTTTTCTGTTTTCTCCGAGGTGATTTCCCGGATGGTATCTATTAGCATAGGCTATTTCGTTTCTATGGGCAATGGGACAAAATCAACGGGATGTCCATTGGTGATGTCCTTGAAATGCTGGTCAAAGATTTTTCGGTTCTCTTGAAGGAACGTAATGAGCCGTTCTGATGCACCGAGCTGGAAATTGTTCTTTACCTCGTTGAAATAAACCAAGCGGTTTACCCACTTCACATTATCCCTCACCATATCGGTGAGGATGTCTTCAGATGTGTCATACTGATAGGCAAGAGTGTTGAACAGTTTCTGCCAAGCATCAAGGAAAGGCTTCTTATCCGAAGGAAAACGGACATCCGTGATGACTTTCTTGTTGTCATCCATCTGTTTCCACTCCATGCAGGCGGCAAGGCGTGTTGTTGATGCCATCTTCGCCCAGCCGCCCTTGCTGGCGTGCATCAGTTCATTGTTCCGGATGAATTTGTCAAGCTGTTTCTCCGGAGACACGAAATTAGAAAAGAAGAAATGTGATAGGATTTTCAGTTCATCACTGATTTTACGTGCGGACTGCTTCTTTCCTCTCCGCGTGATAGTGGCTCCCGGGAATCCGTCAGCCGGGCCGGGATGCTCGTTCCCGGCCGGAGCGGGCGTGCTGCGCCGTGCCGGTTCCCTCTGCTGCGGTGCTGATCCAGGCGAACCGCTGTTAGCTGGTGTTGGCTCTGGGACGGCTTCATTGAGGGAGACAAACTTGACGTTGCCATACTTCGCTGCCGCTTCCGGAACAAGCAGGTACTCGCGGTAAACCTGCGTCTGCCTACGGGAGACGGCCTCAAGGAAACGCTTCTGAATGCCCCGGGATGTCAAGACGCCATACTTCTGGTAGATGGTCCGGTCAAAGAAATCACGGTTGAAGCCGCTCTCTACTATGGCATCAAGTTTCGCAAGGTCAAAATCGCGCCCGCCTATCCGTTTCACGAATAGTTTGCGTTCATCCTCACCCCAATGGCAGTAATACCCCTCCGAATCATAAATCTTGCTCATGATGCGGATGAGCACGTAGGAGCCGAGATACCCGTGGTCCACTTCAATGAGGGCTATTTTGTCATCATCGAAAAAATTCGTGTTCAGCGGGAAGTATTCTATTCCATTCTTCATATCTGTTCCTGTTTGAGATAGTCGTTGACGGCTTTCTGGAATTCTTCCAGCGAGTGACAGACAACGTATTTATACCCGAATTGTTCTATATGGGATTGCCATTCCTTCTGGGATTCACTCTGCTTACCCTTGGCGGTTTTCATTTCGATAAGGAGACCACCATAGCCGCCCCTCTGGACCAGAAGGATGAGGTCGGACACCCCGGCCAGCACTCCTTCTGCCTTGAGTTTTCCAGCCTGCGATTTGCTCCTTCCGCCACCGTTCGGTACGGCAAAGAGATTATTCGTGAGACGCGGATACTGCCAGCGGAACCACTCGATGCAAGCGCACTGGATGTCGTGCTCCTCCTCCGATGGTGTCTTCCTCGGCTTATCCTTGGAATTCATTTCCGCGAGAATGCGTTCATAGATTGATTGTGCCATAGTAGTCTATTCGCACCGTACTCCTCCAAGAAGGCTTGCACAAGTTCATTGAAGTAAGCCTCATCTGTCGGGATGTCATCGTCGGCATTCATTATCTGGTTTGCAATTGATTTCTTTTTGTGGATGATTGCGTATAGCCGTGTGTCTATGGTGCGTGTCCCCAGCAGGTAATAGCAGGTTACGTTATCCTTTTGGCCGATGCGGTGCGCACGGTCTTCGCACTGGCAGCAGTCGGCATAAGTCCAGGGAAGCTCTATGAAAGCTACGTTGGAAGATGCGGTCAGGGTAAGCCCGACACCAGCGGCCTTGATGCCACAGATGATTAGCTTGGTCTGCCCGTTCTGGAAGGAATCAACCGCCCACTGTTTCTGCAGCAGGCTTTCCCTTCCGGTGATGGAGACTGATTTCGGAAAGGCTTTCTTTAACTCATCCACTATCTCGTGATGGGCGCAGAACAGGATGAGCGCTTTTCCGGTCTCAAGAAAAACGCGGATGAAGTCAATGGTTTGCTTGACCTTCCCTTTCCCGGATAGGGAACGGAGCGTCATGAACATCACAAGGGCCTTCATCCTCATCTTGCGACGTATCTCCCGGTCAGAGCAATTTTTATAATCCCGGAGATACTGTGCAAGGTCAGAGGCCGCAAGGTCGTATTCCTCGCGGTTGGAGATTTCGACGTGGAGGTCAACGCGGGTTTTGTCTGGAAGTTGTGTGAGCACCTTCGCTTTCTCCCTGCGTATCATGCAACGCTGGTACAGTTCCCGGGAGAGCCGGTCGAGGTTCTCTCCGTCACCATAGTCGGACATGAACTGCCCCATGCCTCCGAACTCACGCAGTCTATCCATGATGGAGAGCTGCGACACGAGGTCTGCAGGACGGTTCACGACCGGAGTACCGGACAGAAGGATGATGTATTCCTTACCGCTGGCAATTCCCTTGGCGAATTTCGTCTGCTGCGCCCCTGGATCCTTGACACGGTGGCTTTCGTCTATAATGACGGCCTTGAACTGTTGTATATAGGAACTGAACACCACATCCTTCACGCGGAAGGAGGATTTGTCACCGTTGATGTCGAGGACAAAGAATTTTCGCAGGCTCTCATAGTTCACAATGGCGGCACTGAACAACTTCATCTGGAGGAGATACGGCCAAGTGGTACGGGTGGAATCGTCCAGAACGAGTGCCTTTTTGTCAGTAAACTTCTCAAACTCGCGCTGCCAGTTTATCTTCAGCGATGAAGGGCAAATCACAAGACACGGGTATGCGTCTGCAATATCAACAATGCCGATACTCTGCAATGTCTTACCAAGGCCAGGTTCGTCCCCGATGAAGAGACGCTTCCAAGCCAAGCCTTGCATTATACCCTCGCACTGGTATTCGTATGGCTGAACCTTGAGGTTGTGTTTCAGTTCTTTCATTTGAAACTTGCTATTTCGTCCAACAAATCCTGCCGGGATGTTCCCCGCAGGTACTTTTCCAGAATGACATCTATGCAACGCTGGTAGAACCGCTCGAATTCCGTGTTATCCATAGCGGCGAAGGAAATGCTTCCGGCCCTCACAACCTGCCGGCTCCCATGCCATACGGTAGAGGAAAGACCGAGGTCGAGTTTGAGGCAGGTAAGCATGTCCTCCTCGCTATAAATGTCAAGCATCCGGTGGAGCCGTTCCGGCAGGTTCTGATAGGTCAGACGGATGAGCGCCCAGAATTTCTTGTGAAACTCATAGTTGCGCGGCTTGCTGATTTTGCACAGGACGGTCTCGCCGACCTTCAGCCGCTGCTTCTCATCGTAGTCACTGTCATACATCGGGATAAGTCCCTGCTCGGTTACAAGGCAGTAGATTTCCATCTTATTGTTGGCTCGGATTATCTGTGTTGAGGTTGAGGCACCAGTACCAGAAAGCCAGCTCCTCGTACTTCTCGCGGCCACGTGTGTAGATTTCGTCTCCGCGATAGATTAGTTTCTTGAAAACGAGGTTGTTTTTCTTGCTGATGGCATAGATGAAGTCCTTTTCTGTTCCTTCGATGTCCATGTACCAAGCCCGGCTCCGGTCCCAGTCAAAGAAGTCTATGGATTCCTCAAACTCCTGCTGCGATGCCGCAGAGGTTGTTTTCAAGTCCCCGCCGAAGTTTGCGCCGGGAATCCACCAGTCCCATTTGCACCGCGTGTCGAGCGTGAAGGGAAAGCAACCATACTCAAACGGCTGGCCATGGCGAACGGAAACGCGCTGGGTGTCCGCTTGCTCAAGGACGTAGGCAAGGAACCTATCCCGCTTCGCTTCCATCCGCAGGGCTTTGTGCATTTCTTGAGCGTGCCTGAACTCCTCGCCGGAGTACAGGACATCATCAACGGTGTGCTGGTAGTAGTTCACTCTGTCCGGCTCGGTGATGATGGCATCCACGAGCGTACCGAAACGGAAAGCGGCCTCCCGGTCCCCGAACTGGAGCCGGGGATGCAGGAGGTCGCGCAGTGCCGTCAGGTCGGAGTTGCTGACTTCCGTCCGGTTGTAGTATGCGTCCGGATTGTGGTTGGCCATGCTACTTCGCCTTTACTTCGTCAACGTATTCCACGTGTTCGCTCTGGATGAACTTCGGGCTGGTGGCATCATTAGCCAGTTTGTTGCATAGGGTGAGCTGCTTGCTGAACTCCTTGTTCAGTTGCTCAACAGTCATTGTCTTGCCGGCGTATTCCCACCAGAAGCCGATGACCTCAAGGAACCCTTCCGGATTGAGGACATTGACTTTCTTTTTCACAACGGTCTTTGTCTGAACACCCACAACTGCGGTGGCGGCGGTACTGTCGAACAGACCGCCGACGGCCTCAGCCGCTTTTGCTGCCTCTGCTGCTCTGCGGGCCTCCTCCTCTTTCTTCCGGCGTTCCTCCTCACGAGCCTGGGCCTCCGCTCGTTCCTTGGCTTCCTGCTCGGCTTTCAGTCTCGCGGCCTCGGCTGCATTCGCGGCCTCGGCTGCGGCAATCTTCTCAAGCTCCTTCTTTTTGGAAGGGAGTTTGGTCAGCAGCTCATCACGCTCGTTCTCAAGGGAGAACTTGTATTCCTCGCGTATGCGTGTATCCATAAGGTGCTTGCGGACATCCTGCCGGATGGCGGCGCATTCCTCACGGGAAATCTGCGACGGCAGACGCACGGAGGAGACAAACTGGGAATCCCAGTCCTCGGGAATGGTAACCTGATAACCGCGTATCACTTTCTCTGTCTCGGCATAGTTTTCCAAGAGGGTTTGAGAGAATATGTCATTCAGATGGTTGATGCGATTGTTGATTACCGAGTTGTTCCATACGAGGTATTCTTCCTCGCAGTCGGTGCGGTACTGCTTGCGGGCCTGCTCCATCTGTTGGCGGCGCAGTTCCTCCTGCCTGCGGCGTTCCTCCTCCTCGCGCTTCTTTGCCGCATACTGGTTGCGATATGCCTGGATCTGGAAGACAACGGAGCCTTGTTTGGTCACGTCAATGTCATTCTCCATCGTAGTGAAGACTTTCTTGAACTGGTCGAACAGCTTCGTTGCCGGGGAGCGGAGGTCGTTGATTTTCACGACGGTCTTCTTTGCCTTGGTGATAAAGAGGGCTGCTTCCGCTTCAAGGGCATCCGACATACCTTCCCTCTGAATCTTTTCCAGAAGGGCCTGCCCTGCGTTGAGGCAGGCATCATGTGAGGTTCGGCTTGTCTCATAAGCCTGTGGAACTTGCGTTGCCACAAGTTCCACATCGCTTTTGTTAATAACGATTAAATCATTTGCCATAAGTTGAGAATTTGAATGGTTCAAGGATTAGAAGGCATCATCGTTGGCTGGATGCACGGTGATTCCGGCAGATGCCTCCGGAGCCGGACCAAACGGCTGCGGCTGGGGTTCCGGCTGGGGCGCTGCCGCACCGCCCGGAGTGAGGTTGTAGAAGTCCGGCTCCTCCGGTTTCGGGTCTTCCTGCTGGGTTTGCAGCTCCGTGCCACGTCCGATGCGTACCTTAGGGTAGGTCTTGAAGGCGTGCTTGATTACCTTGGCGATAAGGAAGCCGGTATCAATGCCGCCGTTCACGCCGGAGGTGTACAGCGCATTGGGGTCTCCTTTCACGTACTGCTGGGACTGTCTGTCCCATTTCTTGTTCTGGTTGGCAGAGAAGTCGGCGAGGCGCAGCCAGTCTTCCTCAAACATCACGGCATAGTCGATGCTGCCGTCATTGCGGGTAATCCTCATGAATGCGGCAACGATATGCCCGGTCGTATGAGGAAGGTTGCAGGTGTAGTGTACGGACTTCCTTCCGTCAGTGTCGGAGAAAGAGAAGTTGTCTTCCTGATACACCAGCACCGGGTTATCGGCATGGCGAATCTGTCCGGAGCGGGCACGCAGAACGAGTTCGCCGTAGCCGGAGATAACGAGGACGCACCGTCCCTCATAGATTTTCCGGCCATCTTGGCCGGTGCCCATCAGATAGTTCCTGCCCATCAAGTAGGCAAGAGCGCGGACACCAGGCTCCACGGACAGTCCGCAGACGGCAAGGTCGATGAAGGCAGTGAACACCGAGAAAGGGGTGCTCTTGGTGCGGAGGGCTTCGTTGTCTCCGATAAGGATGTCGAAGTAACGGCTCTCACGCTCGTAGGCTGCTTCGCCACCTTCCTTCCAGATGGTGTTGTACAGGTAGATGAAGCGTTCCTTGACGGCTTCATCGTGGACTACTTCCGTAGTCTTGAGTTTGTTGATTTGCTCAACGGTCAATTGTAAGTTTGCCATAAGCGATTTGAATTAGAAATGTGTTTGTAATGTCTGGTGGCTCGCCGTGTTCCGGTGGGAACGGTTAACTGTCCGGGGTTATTTCAATGGCGTTTGGACCGAGCCAGTTCTCAATATGTAGTCATGCGGCCTTACCCGCATATTAAAAGTCATACTTGCTACTCATGTCAGCATAGTGTTCACAATCCGCGCTACCAGATTGCTTATCGGCCTTTCCCTTTTGCGGGGCGAATTACGGTGTTTGCCGCAGTGTCCTCCGGTTCGCTATGTATCCGACCTTTTAGCCTTGGGAGTGGCCGGGGCTTGCGCTAACGGTGCCATAAAGCAGCGATGCTGCACTTTTATCGAGTGGTGGGGAGGGAAGGAATCGAACCTTGCCTAATGCATGGGCCGCAAATTCTCCGAAACGGCCGGCGACTTACCTTACGCCCTATCTCCCCAGTGCGGGAGGCCGGGCAGAAGCCTCCCGTGTGTACTAAAACCTAAACCATTTTATGGCGTCCTCTTGACGGTGTACTGCCCGACTGTCCCTTCCAGTACCATAGTTCCTTTGAAGACATCATCGAAGTCTCTGGTTACCCAGCCTCGCTTCATCTTCTCGCGGTACTGGCGGTAGTCTTCGTGTAGTTTCTCTTTGTCGTAACTTGCTTCCATCGTTCATCCATGTTTGCTCTGTTGAAGTAGTCTTGCAGTGCGAGGGCGATGTCGTGACGGAGTTTCCGGATGTCCCGGATGCTCATGTCGAAAGTCAGCATGATGTCTCCGTAATCGTCGTATTTACCCCCCCCACAGTGATTTTCAGTGTCTTGGCATCCTTGATGTCTTCGACCATCCTTCTTTGATATTGGTTCAGCATGGCTATAAATAGTCTTGTTCTCTCCTTTGAAGTTTGCGCAGCTTTGCAGTCTCGTATTCCAGTTTCCCGGGACGGACGCACGGGGCAATGTCCCCATGCCTGCGCCAGCGTTCCACATTGGCCCGTCCAAATACCTTGAATGCCTTGGACTGGCTGATGTAAAGAGGGTCGGCCTCCTGAATCCGGATGTGCGAGGCAAGGCGTGCCGCCACATCGCTGACGAACTGGTCATAAGTGACCATCCGGTCGGGGAACTGAATCTGGACTACTTGCATAACTGTTCGTCGATGTTGATGGTGCGGAAAATCATGGCGAGGATGACAGCTCCGATGCTGCCGATGATGCAGGCAGGCTTGAATAGCCAGAAGGGAACAAGAGAGAAGGCGAGGACCCAGCAGAGGAGCCAGATGCCCTCGTTTGTCATCCGGACGATTGCCCGGAGCGTTTCTTCTTCGTCTTTGTGGTGGATGCCCAGCAGAATGCGGAGCCAGAGAGCGCGTGTATTGCGGCAGATGCGGATGCACATTTGCTGGAAAGCAATGCCGATTTCGCGGAGGATTGATTTGAGTTCTTTTGTGTTCATGGCGTGTTGAGGAAAGAAGGGAGGGCTGGGAACTATGACTTACAAGTGTTTCGGATGTACCCAAGCGTGAAAGTGCCCTCCCTATGATTTGTCATTCTGTTACTTTTTCGATTGTTGAGACGATGACTTCTGGAATCATCCGGTCGTTGTGCTCAATGGATGTGTAGTACTTGAAGTGGAGGCTTCCGGTGACGTGGATGAAGTCACCCCGGGTTATGTTGTCGAACAAGTCACGCGGCAGATCCAGGGCACCTTCGCAGACAGACATCTGGAACCAGTCGGTCTCAATCTGGGTTGTACCGTCAAGATTGTTCCAGACCCTTTCAGTCTTGAGTGAGATATTTGCGAGGCGGTCTCCTTCCCAGTCCGTTACACGGATTTGGCCTACCTGCCCCTGCAATTCGATGTAATTGATGTATTCCATAGGGCTAACGGTATTGGTAACGGTTCACGGGATTGGAGATGTAGTGGCGGCAACGCTCTTGAAGGGATTGCACGCGAAGGCGCAGGACATCCGGAGTGATGTTGTACGGGAAGACGTAACGGGTCCAGCTAACAGGGCCTTGGATGGTAATGAAGCGGGTTCCTCTGCCGTTCTTGTGGTCGGTTACCTTGTAACCTGCTGCCACGACTTTCTCAAGGAGTTTCATACGGCAGCGGATTAGCGTACAACCTTGATGTAGATGCGCTCCTGCAGGACTGCATCCATAGAGAACCAGAAGTCTTCGCGCAGGTAGATGTCCCAGACCTCCACATTGTCCTCGCCCTGTTCCTCGGAGGGGACGTGACAGTGCATGAGCTGGGGATAGTGGTCGGCGGCGGTCTTGCCCCTCATGGCGAGGGAGTTCGCTGCATCGAGGATGCGGAAATAGTTCTGGACGCCAGCTTTCGCTGCCGCGATGGTGGTTTCGTCCATCAAGAACTCGGAGCGGTCAATGAGTTGTCCTCCTTCGGCCGGGATACGGATTACCAGCACTTTCTTGATTCGGGAGAGATTTGTTTTTTCCATGATTGATATTGTTTTGTTGGGTTATCTCGTGCGTGTCACGGTTACTGTCCTGTTCTCGCGGTGAGATTCCGTGAGGAATTTCTTGTCCCACTGGAGACCGTAGTTGGAGCAGGCGGCGCGGACGGAAGTCAGGTTGTCAAGAGGGCAGGTCAGCACGTCTCCAACCTCCATTTCCATCAACTGCTGCCGCAGGGATTTCACTTTTTCAGCCATAATTTTTCCGATTTGAATACTTTTTATTAACTTTATGTTGCGAAGGTAAGCATTTTGCGAATATAATCCAAACATTTCGCTAATTATTTTCGCAAAATGAGTAAAGATAATTTTTAAGCTATGGACCGGGTAACTATGTTAGAGGAACTTATTAGCCACTTCACGAGTGGCAATAAGTCGCAGTTTGCCAATATGTTAGGCATAAAACCGCAAACTATCAACACATGGGAGAACCGCAACACGTTTGATGCGGAGTTGATATACTCGAAGTGCGAAACAATCTCTGGGGACTGGCTTCTGTCTGGCCAAGGGGAAATGTTGAAAAGTTCGCGGGATGCGAAGGCCGCTCTTGCCAACCCGGAAAACAAGCTGTTGGAGTTATGCAAAATGCTTGTTGCGGTCTATGACCAGAAGGACTATGTGATGGGCGAACTTGCCCAGACGATTAAAGCGATGGAGCAATGAAACACCTGCTAACGATTTCCGCATTGCTCTTGGTCTTCTCATGCACCAGCAATGCACCGACTAAAACGGATGAAGTGACACGACACATCGGGAAATATCTGTATGTGGATGCAAAGGACTGTCTGCATACGAGGTTGAGGTGTCAAGCCATGCGCTCAGAGTATGGAACGTACCGTGTTGATTTCCTCGATACGCTTACCATCAAGGCAAATGACTTTGTCTGGTTCTGTTCACAATGTGTTGATAACGATGGTTATGAGCAGATAATCGAAATGACCGGACGTAATGAATGGGAGGGCGTGAAATGAACACACAGAGATTACAGGCACTGATCCAGGCAAGCAGACTGAATAAGTCCCAGATTGCGGAGCGGTGTGGGATTTCCCGGGCCACTCTGGACAATGTGCTTGCAGGCGGTGACGCGAAGATGAGCACCGCCGAGAGTATTGCCCGCGTCCTCGGAGTCCGCGTCGGATACCTGTTCGATGAGAGCGACAGTCAGACAGACCAACTGCTGGCAGAGGTGCAGGAGCTGCGCAGCCAGCTTGCCGCTACGAATAATGCCCGGGCGGCAAGAATAACCGTTGAGGTGGAACTTACTCCCGAGGAACTGAAAGCCGCCGGTATTACAGACAAGATGATGAAGAAACTACGACAATGA